GTCTTGGCCTGGAACCACTCTTCTAACGCAAGGTCGGGGTTACTCTCCAGCTTTGTTTTGATAGAGAAGACTTCGTCAGCGGACAAGGTTTTAGGTTGTGCGATGACGGGCCGTGTGGCCGGGGTCGAATCTTTACCAGTCCCGAACTTGACCTGCTTGTTCAGCTCACGAATTTTCTTGGTGGCGTTCAACTTGCCCACGGCGATGTTCTGGATCAGCTCGTTCTTGGTCTTGCCGTAGAAGTTTTCTGCGCCGCCTGTGCCTGTGAGCAGGGAAGCCTTCCAGCCTTTGCTTGACTTTTCAATCTCGATGCGAGAGCCGTCGCCGAGGTCGATTACTTCGGGGCCTTCGGGTTCGACTTCGACCACGATTGGTTCTGGCTCGGGGGCCGGGACGTTCGTCACAACTTCAGCGGGGGCAGTCACCTGTCCGAAGTCCGGCTGGATCATCGCGGTTTCGGTATCGGGTTCGAGGAGTTTGTCCTCGGCGTAGTGCTGGAAGTCTACGGTTCCAAATTCTGTGTCAAGCCAAGGGTCTGTCTGTGGGGTCGTTGCCATTATTTGCCTCCCCGAATGGCATCGAGCATATATTTACTTATTGTGCGGATTGCCGAGGTTTTGGCCGATCCCGAGAGCGTATCGTCGAGCAGTGCTTGTGCCAATGTTCGTAGTTCGTCTATGTTAGTTGCCATGTTTACTTTGTCCTTCGCCAATCCGGGCGGAGCGGAGATTTTTGTCCATTTTCTGGACGGTTCAGTTGATTCGTGAATCTACATCTGTGAAGGCTTGTTCCCAGCTATTACCTCGGCCCATCGCCACCCAGCGGAAGTATCCGTCGGGCATCGCGCACAACAGACCTACGTTACATTTGTCCGCCGGTTCTAAAAAGCCCAGCTCGTAGGTGATTACTTGTTGGCCGTGCATGTAGCCGAAGTACGTGGTCAATCCCTTTTCTCTAGCCTTATCCCTCGCTTCGGGTAATGTCATTTCTGAGACCTCGCTTGAGAACTTCGGGGACTTGGCTGGCCGCTTCTATCGCGGATTGGACATCTAGTCTAAAGTTGGTGTTGATCTGCGCGGCGGCAGAGGCTGCGGCATGTGCGTACATCACTCGCTCGTCGCCGGGGGGCAATTGAAGAAGTGCTGCGGCGGCCTTATCAGCGTAAGACTGGAGGGAGTTGAGGATGATCTCCCAAGCCGGGGTAGTTACTACGCCTCGTAGTTCCAACCCACGCTGCCACTGGGCAACGTCGTCATAGTCTGCGTCGTCTAGTGGTGCGCCGTTTAGTTGCTCGATATCGTTTAGTAAACCGTTATCATCTGGTTGCATAAGTCTTTAGAGTCCTGTCGCGCTAGGTTCGCCGTTGACTGCTAGAGGTGTGGCCTCTTTTTCGAATACTTGTCGCAATACTTCGTCGGCGGCTTTCGCGGTGTTCCTTTGATCAAGAATGCGCTGTTCATTTTCAAACTTCTGCTGCTGGAGTTGAGATTGACCCTGCAACTGTGCCTGCTGTTTAGCCTGCGCTGCGGCCCCAGGATTCATGGCTTGCAGTCTCTGCTGATCTTGCGGAGTCATGTCGACAATAATGTCATTGCCCGTGGTCCATCCGCTCATTCGAAAATACATCCTGGATATCTCTAGAACATCGACCTTCTTATTCTGCAAGGCCAACTGTTCTTGAGTCTGCTGGTTCATCAGGTACTGCGTGAGCAGCGGGAGGCTCTGGGCCATTGTCCGCTTGACCTGCATCTTGGACCCGGCGAGAATACTGAACTTCACCTTGGCGTTCAACAGGTCTACTAAGTCTCCACCATCCTTGACGAACTCATGCTGCAACTCATCGTTGAGGATGTACCGCAGTTGAGATAACGGAAGCATCCCGCGATCCATTTCATACATCTCGTAGAGGAACGGAACGAGGACTTGTCCTGCCAACTTCTCAAGGAAGTCCTCAACTCTGTTGCTTGCGCCCGAGGCAAGAATCTGAGCGCCTGCTGAACTCCGGGCCATGTTGGAGTGACCTGACTGGCCCGCGATACCTTGTGAGGAAGCTTCGTTTGCTCCCGATACCTGTTCAGCTCGCGCCTGCGACATAGCCAGAAATTGTTGTGCTTCTGGTACGGCAGGCTGACGATCAAGCGGTTTGAACCCGTCTTTGTCGTCAACTTCAATAATCTTGCCCGGTGCAATTCGTATGCTCTGGGTCGGGATGTTTTTTCCTCTAACGCGGACATACACGCCGTTGAGGTTGAGGGTCGCCTGGTCGAGCGCGATATCCGTGATACCCTTTTGCAATTCCTGTTCGTTGCCGATTGTTCTTCCAAGGCCGAGGCCCCAGAACGCTTCCGGCACGTCCCACCAGCCGACCGAGAGGAACGGGATCTTACCGTAGGGATTCTCGGTGTTGCAGATGGTCAATTTCTTTTGCAGTACGACGATGTAGCTTCCATTATCCCAGCGCTCCAAAACCTCTAAGGGCTGTTCGAAGGGATTGACAGTAGTATCGACGTAGCGCGGTTCGGCTTTTGCGTCGTACAGCGGGTTTGTAGCACCCTGCTCTTGCGGCGCGCCCTCTGCCTCTTCAACCGGCGGCAGGAACCATTCGAGGACTGTCTCTTTGGACGGAATCTCGAAGCCGGGCCGATCTCGAAGCTTCTCAAGATCGCGGTAGGTCATGAACATCCGGTGGATGACGTACTTTGCTTTACGAATGTCCGGTACGTTCAGGCTGGGGTCAACCAATACTTGTCTCAGGTTGACTATGTGCTCAAATGTTGGCCGGTCGATTACTTCCTTGACGATCTCTACATCGAGGTCGTCGTCCATTATCTGGATATCGGGAGTTCCGGGGATCTGCGCGGGCATCGTGACTGCGGGTGCTTTGCGCTTGTAAATCTTCCGGTCTTTGGTGTAAGTCTCCCAGCCCCATTTGAAGATCGTGGTGCCGAACAGACATGCGTTCGTAACACCCAGCCGAAGTTCTTCGCGGAAGTTGATATCTTCCAACTGGTACGCGAGTACCCCGCCGATAGCCTGGGCTTCCTGGTCGGTCGTTCCGGAGTGCTCCTCGATCATGAACGGAGGATTGTCCGCAAAGAGTCCACCGATGATCTGGGGGACCAGAGAGTTGACCGCCGTAGCTACCGTGAAAAAGCTGATGCTGGCCGCTTCGGTAGTTCCACCACTCCAGTAGCGGGGGCGGCGGGGCGACTGGTATAGCTGGCGGGCAGAGTCCCACCCCAAAATCCACGACTTCGTCATCTCGTGGGATTCAGCGCGTTCGGTATCCTGAACCACCAACCGGAGGGCAGGGTCGTCAGCGAATAATCCGGTAGACAGTGCCGCCTTCGCCTCTTCCGGGGTGATAGGTAAAGCAGTATCGTGGACCTGCGCTTCTATGATCATCTCAGCCTTGTTGTTTGGAGGGTGAGACTATTTCTTGGAAGTCACAGTGCATGGGGTAACGAGGCCGGTCTTGAAATCCACAGACGCGCCGATTGAAACACTGGTTCCGTCGCTCTTGGCGGTCGTGACCGAGAAGTCCTTACCGTCCACGTCACGCGGGGACTCCTGGGACTTGGAGAGTTTTACCAACTCGTTCGCGCCGCCAGCCTCGCCAGCTTTGGGAACCGCTACCTTGAAATCTTTACCGCTGACAGAGCCGGGATCGGCCATCGCGGGGCTAAGTTTAATCAAATCTTCGGACATGGATGCTTTCTTAGTACTTTAATTGGGAATTTAGTGAATTTATGTTTTGTCCAGAAAATGGACTACCGTGGCCACTTCTCGGCCACGAAACTTTGGGGCGCTTATTCTGCCCCTGGTGGAAAACTACTTACCCGATCAGGTGCCACCACACTTATTAAATTTCTGCTGAGGCAGGATTCGAACCTGCACACGAGCCGTTGCCGCATAACCTCGGGCGGCCCGCCTCTGATGTTGAACGAGGTGGAATGCCGTTTCTCCACTCACTCAGCAAAACTTTGAATGTGTCCCGACGTTCCAATCGGGCGCAGGATGGACAGTTTTAGGCTGCCTTCCTCTGCCCGTGTGAACGAACGGGGCCGTCTGATCTAGCTAAACTGAAAATAACTATCGACGTTCGGCTCATCCTCTAGCATGTCTTCCTGCTCTGGGTTGAAGGGGACTGGTGCCGGGCCGTAGCCTACTCTGCCGAATTGGTCGGTACCCTCGGTGTAGATCATGTTCCAGAGAGTGTCTGACCTACTCATCATCTCTTCGTTGTTCTCTACAATCGCCTGTGTTGCTCGGGGGGCGTAGCGCGGCTGCATGGAAAGAACGTCGGGGATATCGTCGTGGTGGTGGCTGGTGAGACACTTTTCGAACTCTCCGTACAGGACATCCATGCTGTTCGGGGCCATGCACGTATTGAGAAAGCGGAGACGATCCTCTTTGAGCCAGGGATACAGGGAAGCCATGCGGACTTTCTTTGCATCCTTCTGATTATCCGGAGTTATCCAGTCTATGTGGCTGCACAGTTGGATGATGTGCGCGTCTTTGGTCTTGATGGCCGCCGCCAGGATCGTGGGTTCGAGAAACCGAGAACCCGCCGCATCTTCTACTCCGATAACAAAAGGTCTGTATCGTATCGCAAGATCGACGATTGCCTGCGCCAGAGTGTAGTGATTGAACTTGTCGCGAACGATCTGCTGAACGAATCCGACCGAGACCTTTTTTTCTTTGTCCTCGCCCCACATAATCGAACAGGCGGTGGAGTAGTCTCTGCCCTTCTTAGAGCTGAAGGCAAAGTCCCACACCTGTGAAACCGGACCTTGAACCGGCATCTCAGACCAAGGGCGAGTCTGTTTGAGCAAAGTAATTCGATCAAAGACAATCGAAGAAGTGACTCGGGGGTTCTGGTTACGCTGTCCTTCAAAACTCTTTTCGTCCTTGGCCAAGTCCTGCATCAGCCAGTTGTAAGACATGATGTGCGGGAGGAGATAACTGCATCCATCCGCACCGGCGGTTTGAAAAGTCGCTTGCTTACCTTCGGCTTCCAGTTTCTGGACAACCTCTAGTTTTATCTTGATTGCTACCCCGACAAGAATCTTGACGCCTGTAGTCTCGTTCGTCCACAGAGTCCAGTTCTGACCCTCCGTAACTTTGATGTCAGGATCACCCAGGTTCTTCTCCAGGATTTTTCCGTAGTGGTCTTCTGGCGAATATCGTGTGCCGACGTAGTCAATGTACACTCCTCCGAGGACAAGCAGTTTCTCGGCAAGGTACAACTTCTTCGAAATCGTTTCGCACTGCTCGGAACTTTCAGAATTCTTGTCCGATACAGCGTCGTCGGCCTTGATGAGTTCGTAGTGCCAACCCGATTTGTTTTTCCCGACCGATCCGGCGAATACCGTGGGTTCTTTTCTTTTTCTTTGTTTGGCCGCCCACACAGGACAGGTAAAGGTGTTTGCCGCACCCAAGTCTTTTTCAGCAACACAAAACTCCGGGAAGAACAATACCATCCAGCTTGGATTGTCTTGCTGGATAACAAAGTGACCCTTGATCTCCTGAACGAAACCTTCGGCGAGGTCTTCGCTGGCCGTGAGGTACAGGATGCGGATCTCGGGGAAATTCAAGATCCACTGAACCGTGTCGACGTGGTCGATGGTCGACTTCATGCCCGAACGGGGCCACAGCAAGAGGCGGGTCTTAAATTTTGACTGATCTACAATCGCACGGCGGTCGTCTTTTTCGACAAACAGGTCGCAGACAACTTTGTAATGCGCCTCGTCAATTAGATTATTCTCAACTCCGACACCCGTAAAAGCTGGGTTCGTGACCCACGTGAAATACCTAGCCAAAAAAAAGAGGTCTTGCTTGCAACGACGGCGTACTTCTCGGCCAAGAGGGGAGTTGGGGATTCGGTCCATGCCCAGCTTGGCTTCGTTGATCAAATCCTCGTAGCTCAGGAGGAGATAATCGAAAAGCTCGTTAGACGGTATCCGCCAAGCGTCTTCATACTGGTGGACTAGGTTGTCAAAAGTTACAGCCATTCAGTTACATTCCCGGAGGTGCGCCAGCCGGGGGACCAGCGGGTGCCGGGGCCGCGCCGGGCTGTGCCATTGCTCCCTGTAGTTGCTGTTGAAGGGAAGCCATGTCGGGTGCGGGACTCATCTCATCCTCGGCAGACTCTTCAGCCGCCGAGTGATGTTTCATAATGTAGCCGCCGCCTTTGGCGTGATGGATGGAGACGTGATGGGCTTTCTTGCCTGACTTCTTCTTGCCGCCGCCCATACCTGATTTAGAACGTGTTTCTTTCATGAGATTCCTTTAGAAGAACTTTTATCCAGAAAATGGACGCGCCGTGCTAGAATATCGGGATGCGAAGATGTGTGATACTCTTACTGCTCCTCTGCGGATGCAACCGGCACCATGCCACTCAGTACTTTTCCACGCCAAGCAGAGGACAATGCGCCGTTGTTTCGTGGAATGAAAGCCTTGGTGAATGGAACGTCTACAACAAAGTGGATACAGCAATATTCGTAGAAGAGAAAGACGCTCTCTCGTTTGCTAAAAACGTCTGCGGCTATGACGGCATCAAGATAAGCGACAAGCCGCTCTAGAACGTATTAGGTCCAAGGGCGAACATTTGCGAGATGTCGGATGCAGACAGCAACCTGCTGTATACTCGCACCCGGCCAATAGCTCCAGGGAAGAATTGCCCACCAAAACGCGACTCTCCCAACATCACAGACTGTCCACTGGCTATAGACCCAGTAAGGTTGTTTTGGCTGGCCGTGGTCGCCGCCACAGATCCATTTACGTAAACGAGAGTCCCGGCTGCGGTTTTCGTTGCATCATAAGTCATGCAGGCGAGATTCAGGGTGCCGGTTGCTGGGATGGTGGCGGCGGTAGTCTGCATGAAAATCCCATTTCCCGAAGCGCTCATAACGTCGGCTATGATCCTTCCGGCAGTACCGCTCGTCGTGCCGAATATGCCAAGGCCCCACCCTGTCGTTGCGGTTGAATTCAAATTGTCGGCGATGAAAGCTGCGTTGAACGCATAAGAGCTTACGTTGATCCATGCGCAGACAGAGAAGGGCGTCGTCCCGTCAAAATTAGTACTCGCCGCGCTCGTCGCGGTGGCAAGCGACGAGGTTCCGTTGTAGGTAGCTACATTACCGGTAAATCCGGTTGCGGATACCCACGTCACACTAGTAGTTGCTGCGGAGTTGGTTGAATCCGAACCCGTATTAGCAAGAGTTGTGCCCGAACCATCTTGAGACTGCCAATTGTCCACTAGATTTAGGGTCGGAACAAAGGTGCTTGTAACGGCGGGGCACCACAAAGACTTCAATGTGAAGTTTGTTCCCCCGCTTACGGGGATAGCGCAATAGTTGTATGCGCCAATAGGTTCCGGAACGTTGTAGTTGCCCACCCCGTAAATCAAATTGCTTGGGTCATTGACGGCCAGTCCCGTACCGTGCTCAAAATCAACTGTGTCAATTTGCAGCGCTGATTTATTCGGCCCTGCGGCAATCTGATTGTTTCCGGGCCCGAGCCATGCATAAGTGACGTGAGCCGTGTTTCCCCGGTATGCTCCGATATTAGCTCCGTTGTCAGCTACTATGCCATTTACGTAGAACTCACAATCCATCGTAGAGAGGTTCAGGTGCTCTCCAGTCTGAAGGCAGTTATAGAATCCGAGAATTGCGTTGAATCCTTCCCCTACAAGATGCGTCCCGTTCGCGAGAGTTGGATATCTGATCCCCCATCCCGCAGCATTAGAAGGTTGGGCATTCGTGGCGGTTTCGATGACTAAGTTTTTATGCGTAAAGTCGATGATGTGCAGAGCGTTCACCATCACGAAATCCGGGTTATCGGGTCCGAGCAGGAGAACGTCTTGCAAATCGAGCCACACGTTGGTAAATGGCGGGAACCCCCCACCCGTAGCGCTGTCGAATCCGCCGATAAAACTCCCTCCTCCAGTGTGCGAAGTCTTGATAACAAACCCCACGTTCGGAGTCGTTGCAGGCTGATAGCCTCGAATTGAAATCAGACATAGATTCGGGTCATAGTTGGGAATCGTCGGCATGGGCAGAACAGCGTTAGCCCCGCTCGTGTCGAGCAAGGGACCATTGACAGCGAAGACTCCAGCCGGCCCCCAAATGGTTCCGCATCCTGGTTGAGCGTTGAGTGCTGCGATGGCCGCGATAAATGCTGCGGTGTTATCGGTCGTGCCGTTGCCCACAGCGTTGTACGGTGCTTCGGTGATGCAGATATTGGTTGCATTCTTCAGCGGGCAGACTGATGCGGAACTTCCGCCCCCGCCTCCGGGTGTAACCGGAATCTGAGCGTAGGCCACCCCAGACAAGAGCAATGTTGCCGCGAAAACGAATTTTAGTGCATTGTCCACTACACTCTGTACCAAATAAAGAGTCGTGTTCCTGTTGCCGTAACACCTGTGACCTTAAAATCGCGCCACTGCAAAAGCTGTGTCGGGTTGTCGTAGAACAAAACAGTATCAGTGGCGGAACCAGCGGGGACCAACATAGGGGCGGTGAGAGGAATACCGCTGTTCGGCTCCGTTATTGTGACCGTGCCTGCGGTTGTTGCGGCAGCCGCGACCAGAGCGATCTTCCATACGCGGATGCCGAAGGGCTTGGACTGCATGGTCTGCCCCGCCCCAAAAGAGGCTAGATCCTGATCTACCGTACAAGGGAGCGAGTTCAAAGAATTTGCCATCTTATTCAGCTTGCCTTCGTCTCACAGCGCGCGCTATTTTAACAAGCTCGTCCGGAGTAGAGTTATTTTTGATTCGGTTGGCCCGTGCGCTGATAACCCACACATTGCCTTTGATGTAGTCTTTTGAACTGTCTATTCTATCCAGAGAGGCACTATTGTCGTTAAGGCGATACTTTATTCCGCTATCTCTATCTTCTTTTGAGAGATTACCAGGGCGCTCAATTTTCCTCTGAATTGGAATTCCCAAACAGGGGCATAATTCCGGAACCACGATGTCGTCCAACTCAAGGGTGAACTCCATCCCATACTTCTTGGCTCTGGATTTAGCGTCGACAAATAGAAAATATTCGTTACTTTTAGATCGGTCGTGCTTTGTGGTGGCGCATTTGGTGCAACGAGTGGCTACGTTGTTGTGGAGTCTTCTATCCTTTACTGTCGCAGTACGCCCGCAGTCACAAAGGCAGAACCATATATGCTCGCCTTTTGTTCTTTCTCGCCCCGCATATTTCTGAACTACGAACCCACCAAATCGTCTACCTGTTAAATCTTCCGGTATTTTCCGCCTAGATTGGATATAGCACTCAAAGCAACGAGTAACTTGTCCGCCCACAAGATTCTTAGAACTGACCGTGTGATACAAGCCACATTTACAAAGGCATTTCCATTTGGATGTTTTCTTTGTCTTAGTTAGTAAGGCAACAACGGTTAAATCTCCGAATGTTGACCCGACGTGATCCTTCCAAGGATTGCCCATTTAATTCTTGCTTTCGAAAAGGTACCCCGGTTCACACGGGGATTGAGGTTCGGGCAGCACCTCTAACCAGGAGAGCTATGCGCGGTCGATTACGAATTCCGTGACCTGAACCGAGTTTGCAGCATTGGCGGTGCCGAACGTGAACGACGGGATGAAGTTCAGATCGCTGATACCGACAGCAGTAACGATGGTCGTCGCTGGCTGCGTGCTAACCGTTCCGCCGTTGGCTACGATGTTGACACCCTTGATCGCGGCAGAAAGCACCTGTCCGCCGAGAATCTTCGAAGTCGAGTCCCAAATGAACTGAGCCTGGATCGAGAAGTTGACGGTCGTGGTGGCAACGGTAGTCGCGGTCGTGGTGACTACGACGTGGTCATTGGCAAGCGTAGCCTGGGTACCCGCCAACAGAGTCGCGGCGGACACTTGGTAGATGTTGGGCAGGAACGTGAGGGAACCGCCTGTGGTGACCTTACCAAACAAGCTCACGACGAACGGGTGTCCGTCATAGATGCCACCAGCGATGTCGGGCGGGAAACCAATTGCAAGACCCGCACCAGCAGTAAGAGTGGGGGAGGGGAGACCGGCGTACAAACCCTGCGCGGGTACAAGCAATGCGGTTTCGGTACCCGTCGAGATGACTTGGGCAGGGAGGTTCTGATAACCAACGGTGGTGTTTACGGATGCCATGAGTTTTATTCCTTATTTTGAGGGAAGTAGTGTTGATTTTTTGACCGTTCCCTCATGTTTCAGGAACACGTCGAATGAATTGTCGGAGTTGAGAGGTTTACTCGTGGTACTACCAGTACTACCTCTCCAGTATCCAGATTTGATTTTGTCCAGTGCCGAGTACATCTCGTAGCACAGGCTGCAAACCGAGGGAAAATTCTTATCGGCCCACAGCGGTAACGGAGCGCCTTGACGAGGCACGGTCTGACCGTCGACTACGGAGGTGTTGTAGATCAGTCGGTCGCAGCTAGTACAACGCCAGGAATCGACCATATCTGGATGCGGGGATTCAGAGTAGCCGACCATAACCTACCACAGATAACCAAACGCGCCACAATTTGCCAAACGTTTCATTTCCCGCTGGAATTTATGCCCGTGGTAATCGCCGGGTTCGTTGCGGAGTTTAACGTGTACCATTTCGTGGATCAGAGTAAACATCCATTGTCTGCGTTGCTTCTTAGACCAGCGCGCAAGTTTTATACAGTGGGTAACTTTACCGTTGGTTGCGAACTCTCCGGTGCGAATAGCTTTCTTGGCCTCTGCCTCCGTTTTATAAGCTTTGTGATAGACCGGGCAGTATTCACCAAAGCTATCCATGTCCGCCCACACGATCTTGCATTTAGGCAGGGAGTTCCGGAAGTATCGGCTATTGTAAAGGTGAAACATCTCCTCGGGCTTCGTCACGGCTACCCCAACAAATGATCTATGATGTCCGTCGGCCCACACCCAACCCATTTACAGACGTTGGCTTCGTACGCGCTTGTATCGTTTCCGTCTGAAGGTGGTGCCCAGCGGTTCAGGCATTCGCTCACGGTAGATCCTGCGTAGCCCGCGACCAGCTTTCTAACTACAGGGGGTCCGGGGTGTGTCTCGAACTTGCCCGGAAGTCGGAGGAGTGCGGTCATCGCAGCAAACCCGGTAACGTCGTCTGGGAAGTAAGCGAACCGAGGCTTCGAACTGTAGCCGGGTGGGATGACCTCAAGCCGGGTAGCTCCGTGCTTTTGTGCGAAGTCACCGTAGTTCAGATCGCCGGGATTATGATTGCGGCCTGACCGAGAGTGCGGATCGTAAAACCCTTCCTCGTGCGCGATGGCTTCCTGGAGAGTCATTTCGGTGCGAACTTCCCAGTCTTATCCCGCTTCGGCGCAGCCAGTTTCAACTCGCGGTTCTCGTAGGCAAGGTAGACAATGAGTGCGAACTCGGCGAGGATGAGGATCGGTTCCATATTCCCTTTACTCGACTACCAACTGAATCGTGCGGATATCTTGATCCGGAACGGCTAAGGCCAGAGTGTTTGCGGTCTTGAAGAACTTGACGAAGCGGTCTTCCCACCTGATGTCGACAGCTTCTACCGTAATTGGTCCCGAAGCCAGTTCCAGTTTGAACTTCGGGGCACGGGACTGCGCGTTGTTGCCCGCGAGGCTACCAAAAATGCCACCGCTATAAGTCTTGTCCGTGCTTGTGGGTCCGTAGTTGTAGTACTCTTTGGGGTAAACGCTTGGATCGTCGTACGCGGCCATATCAGGCTCCTTCTTTACTTGACTTTTTTGAGTGAGGGGTTGCGTTTCTTGGCCGCAGGACTTGCCTTGCGGGTAGAACTTGCCATGATCGCTCCGGCTGACTTTGGAGATACGCCTTCAGATTTGGCGATCTTCGCCTGGTTTGCCTTGAAGCCTTTTACCTCTTTTACCTTTGCCATTGTTCTCCGTCCATTTTTCGTCCAGAAATATAAAATTATTTTTTCGTCCGGATGGCGTCCAGAAATCGAAGTAGGCCATTGCTAGGTGAAGTGAAGGAGTAGCAAGCCGGTCGAGGGGACATGCCGGGTACATCACCTTCGGCTTCTGGGACTCCTAGACGGGTCAGGCAGAGCTAACCCATCTGCAATCAACAACCTGCGTCACAACACAGAGGGCATATCTATAGCCAGATACCCCTAAAACCGCGTCGATACTGGCCGAATCTCCCTCGCTTGGGTCGTCATTTCGTTGCAAACTGGCTCAAAACTGTCACAACACGTTGCTATATCGTTGATTCTATTTGTGATAGACTAACGTGCCGTTTAAAATCTCAGGCTAACTCACAGTGTCCACAAAACTTAGACAAATTGCGGAGAAAAAATCAGTCTCGCTTAATCCACGTAACCCTAGTCAGGCAGCAGCGCACAATCCACACTTATAAACTCGGCAGTCTCGCTTATTGTGGACACGTCGAAGCATTGACGGTACTTTGAGTGTCGCCGTGTGAACTAGCGGAGGCAACGATAAGGCAACGTGCTCAACTGTCACACTAGCCTGTGCTGATTCGTCACGCTCTGCCTTACCCTTGTTCCATTGGCGGGAGTGACACTTGGCGCAATGAGTAGGAATAACAGCAGGTTTCAGCCATATATGACCGCAAGCGTCACATTTACAGGCTGAGACTTGGACTAGCATTCTGTTCTACTCCCTTACTTGTAAGCGGACATGACTTGAATATGTATGGGGCGGGCCAGCTTTTTACCACACCTCAAGAATCCAGAAAATGGACAAGAAAATAATCCTTGACAATAAAACCAGCTCATGAGACGGTATCAATCGAGGTGAGACATGAAAGTCGGGACACTGGTAACCAGCATCGAACATCCAAAGGCGATTGGTGAGGTTATCCGCATCAATGACGCTGGTGTCACCGTTCAGTTCATTACACCTTCCAGCGAATCGCTACCCTTTGGACACATCATCACAGAGTTTTGGCCCGTCTCTGAGATACACCTTCTAACGGAAGTCTAACCACACTGGAGGAAACACAATGTCTATCGCAATCACCTTTCAAATGATGATGGAACCCGAGAAGCATGGGCTTATCGTATGTTCCAATTGCAACGGTTATGGTAGTTCACTGCGGGAATCTGGGCCGCGTTGCTCTACTTGCAACGGAGTAGGTCTGGTTAAGGTGAAATCAAACTAAGCTCTTACCTGTCCGCTGTACTAAGGTCATCCTTCGGGGTGGCCTTTTAGTTTGCTCTAAAGCACGGACATGGCTTCAGATTATGTGGCTGGCCGCGCCGTCGTCCAATAAATGGACAGTTACCGCACCCTATCGTGCGAGCTGAGACGATCTACTTACTCCCTAATAGGCTAGAGACTGGCTTCTTTGGCCGCCCTACTCGTGGCTTCTTAGGCTGTGTTAATTCAATCATTTGCGCGGTGGCCGCGAGTCTCTGTTCTATTGTCGCATCAGGTGATTCTGCTATCTTGAGTAGCACTCTGGCGAGACGTTGGGCGTTATTGACTGGCATATTGTCCGTTCGTTAGGCCAGTGGTCCGCGCCGGTAGATCCGTCCATTTTCTGGACAACTTGCAAACTCTGAAGAATTATGTTGACATCCTCCCCAGATAGGTGCATCTTAGGTACAGAAGCAAGTCACTACAATCTGAAAGGTGAGAGAAATGGCCACCAAAGTAATTACAGACGACCAACAGTTGATTGGAGCGAAGTATGGCTCTGGTTATGAAATCCCAACCTACGATGATGGGTTCGGCCCATTGTGGATATCACGCGACAGCATGGGCATAAACGGGATCGTTCGTGCTCAAACTTGGGAAGAAGCTTACTCTATCTGTGAGGATGAGTTTTTTCCTGAAGCGGACGAAACGATTGAAGAGATCGTAAAAGAGTACGGTTTCAAGCGAGACCACGTCAAGATAGTGCGGGATGAGAACGGCAAGCGTCCAGCCGAATACCCACGTGATTACCCGAATGGCAAACTGGTACCTGAGTTTGTGAGGTGGGAAACAGTGGAAACTCCAGATTCAGACGGTTGGATGGAAAACGAACTGTTTCAAGAGGGGTTCAGGTTTCGTCCGAGTGGTCCTAACGTTCGCGACACTCACAAGCATGGCATTTACTCAAAAGACTTGAACGGTGACTCGTTAGACCGATTGACGCCAAAGCTTATAGCGGACTTGGGTATCGTGTTGGAGGTGAGCGAAAATGAACTCTAAGACTCTCTCTCCCAAACAGGCAGCATTCTACTTCTTTCTGAAGAATGCTGGTTTCTCCTACGATCCTAAGACCGAAACTCCTAGACAGGGGCGGGCTAAATGTGCCCGTGCTCTGGCAAAGGCAGAAAGAGACGCATCAGCACTTGGTTACACGTTCGAGTGGGAGTTTGAAAACTCCATTCCATACGAAGATGCTTTGGGAGATCACGCCTACTGGTGTGACGCGGAGAAAAATGGCGAAGAACACGAGCACGAAATCTATTCTTGTGTGGCCTATAACTCCGAAGGTGGCGTGGTTGCATCCCTTGGGGCCATCATTGATCCAACCCGCGAGTATCGGCGTGTAGTTGAGGCAGAGCTTGCATCAGAAGGATTACCAGAGTAAGTCTTTACCCTGTCCGCAGTCTTTGGCCATCTCTAATCGGGGTGGCCTTACCTTTTGGTACTTCCCCACTAGTCTATCGTGCGAGCTGAGACAGTTTACTGTCCATTTTCTGGATTAAAGTGTGAGCCTGGACGCTGTATTTACCGCATGGGTTCGGTCCGCAATACTCCGATTGATTGCCTATTTGAGTGATTAGGGCGCGGCGCGTACTACAGGCTCACTCTTATACATCGATAAGGCAGTCGGTTTGGTTGAGCGATTTGAAAATAAAGTTGAAAAAACTGTTGACAATATAATCTGGACGGTCCATATTGGATGGAGTAAGCATGATTACTGGAGAAAAGCAAATGACAGTCTTTGTTAGCTTGAACTTTGGCCGCATCGAGAAAACCTTCTCGGATGTCGAGGGTGTTACCTTTCACGGTGACGCGTCAGCCCAACAGTATGAAGCGGTGACGGAGTGGGAAAAGTTTCAGGAAGAGGGTCGGGGTTCCGAGCTGTTGGTCAATGTTGACCCTACCCGCGTCAAGGTTAAGGAAGTTGCGATCATTCGCGGCGATCTGCACGTCTTTGGCGGAACTCTCTAGGATGGGTGCTGTATGCCCATTGGTGCTCTTTAGCGATATTAGCCAAGGAATCAGCGAACACGGTTCCGGCTCAGTCGAATTCTGAGGAGAGCACCAATGGTTGTACAAACCCGATAGGAGTCTTTATGTATCTTCTCTTCTCTCCCTCTATTGTGGCTTTAGTTGTGATTATGGCCGCTCAACTGTCTACTCTTAACCCTTATAAACGATAGACTTGCGGACATGGCTTATAGTGCATAGCCCGCGCCAACCGTCCAGAAAATGGACAGAATTGAGGATGAAATGAAGTTCACACTTGAGATCGAGCTGGGCAACGATGCGATGCAAACCGCCAACGATGTTTTTTATGCCTTCCGTCATTCGTTCCACATGACGCCGATGGAGGAAGTTTTGACAACGGATAACACCGGCGTGGTAATGGACACGAACGGCAACAAGGTAGGCAAGTGGAATGTGCTCGACTAGTCGAAACGGGCGAACCTGCCCGTAGTACGGATCTTGCCTACCGTACCTGAAGATGACAGGCTGAAAGGAATCTATGACACGAGCACAACATGCTTATCTCTCCGTTGCCAAGTCTGCGGACGTTCCAAAACTCATGCAAGAATACGGGTTCGAGTTTGCTGGCCCGTCACATAAAGACGTTTTCATGTTTCGCGAACCTGATGGCCGCGCATGGCTCCTAACGGATTTTCGCGGCAAAGTGGCTCCGTCACGCGATATGCTCAACTCGTTTTGGTGCGAGCAAAATCTAGCGGCTCTGATGGGAGAATCGGCCCAGTGCAAAAATTGTCGCTGCACCACCTACCATGGAAGGATATGCCCAAATGGAAACGAGCGGGACATCTTCTGCCATCCGAGATTTACACATACCGCTGATGTCTAGCGGTCCTAACGCGCCAATGGTCAGTCTCAAGTCTGACAGGAAGAAAGCGGAGAGGGAAACACGGAGCAATCATGCCTTACATTTGCGTCGAATCAAACAGATACATAGGGGAACACTCCTGCGGTATCGACCATTACGGCAATCAAGACATGGTACGCGAGTGCTGTGTTGCCGATTGCAAGAAATGGGCCGAGACCGCGAAACGGGTTGCTATGACCAACTGGCATCCGTCCTACCGTTTGTACATGGCCGCCTGGAATTCTCTAACAGATGCAGAGATGAAGCTCTGCCCAAACTTTACGATTCACAGTAACGGCGAAATTTCCGAGCAGAACCAGCTTGCTTTGACACTAGCCGATTAGTGCCACGGCAAACGAAGTCTAAACGCATCTCTAACCTGGATCGGAGTTCTGATATGTCCCTAGAAGAAGTCTTTTGTGATGAACCTATGGTCTCTCAGTCTGAGGCTTTAGCAGAGATTGTAAAGCACGGACATGAGCCTATAGAGTTTATGGCCGAGCTGGGTACCCTGCCTGAGTATAACGGGCGGGCTGTACTAGAATGGTTGGGGTACTAACTTTAGTCCATCCAGAAAATGGACACAACTTTGTAAAGATGATGTAAACGGAGGAGTTATGAAAGCATTAGGCGAGAAAAGGCAACACACCGGAACGAACGGCTGGGGCGCAACATCTGTAACCGAACGGCAAGCATTCACCGTGGAAACTTCAGACGTTGGACAATCGCGGGCGCACTACCTAGGCATGAACCACCGCACCTACACTTTCAAGGCGTCGGATGTGGGGCGCATTGTCGAATTTATTACGGGAGGATGCTGGTACTTCGGAAGCATCTTCCCGGACGTTAAGGAATAGCTTACAGGCGGTTGTCCATTTTCTGGACGGATGTATAAACAGTGTGTTTGCCGCTATATGCAGACAAGGAGCATCAAATGGCAAAGATAAAGGCAACAGAAAAGATTTCGGGCGGATACAGCGTTTCTTTAGACCAACAGCAAGTAAGGCACAATGAAGCAATTGATACACCGAGAGGCTTTGAGGTTCCAATTGTCCGTATGCTTTTGTACTGGTCCAAGTATGCAGATGAGCACCGGAAACGCTATGAGGCGGACATACACACCGCTGATCCTCTAATCGGCGATTCGTGGGTTGAGATTGGACAGGGTATCCGCAAGCTATTGAACGGCGAAACGGGTAACCTGGACTGCGGTACTCTTGACGCTTTCATTCTGAGGACGTTGGAAGAGAACGGCTTTACGCTGGACGACGACGGCGATCCTATCTCGGAGGTGCGCTAGTGAGCTATCTCCGAGTAATCCCCCGCGATCTATTCAACGAATCAAACCTGCTCAAGTGCTTGGGTCGCATTTACATCTGCCTTGAGACGGCTAATCGGCCCGGCGTCGAATTGGAGCACGACGGAGAACCGTTCGACATCCACCAGAACCAAGATACGGGCGGAATCTCCGTTTCCAATGTTCGCCTTATGGTGAGTGGGGAGGAGATTTATCTGGAACGACCGCTCAATAGTCGATCCACTTGGCCGCTGTACGCCACAACAAGGGACGGGGAGGAGGTCAGCGTCTTTACAGATGCGGGGGATTTTACAGAAGAAATGCTTGCTTTGCTTGCACGGAACTGAATATTTACCGCAAACGCCATATTTACCGCAGCAGTAAACATTGACAGCTCACCCGCCCGCCTGAGCGGTAATCAGGCAATGGGTTCATCTTCCAGCCTTCACGCGGCGAACCTGAGCATCTACTAATGGAGGGGAAAAGAGGAGATTATGCTCGCAATATGGAAGCAAACCGATGGTTGGTATGGGATGGCCTACAACGGAGGCACCCCCTTTCACAGCCAAGATACTGGCAAGCGAACCTTTGATGCACAAGGGTTGAAATCCCCGCAAGCGGTGGCGATTGCCTACCATGAACACATTGGTGGAAACCGTATTACCGGCGCGGCACACTGGGATGCTGTACACGCGGCGGACTACATCATGATCGCCGCGCAGGACTGGAAAGAAGCTGATGAGATCATGGAATCAGAACCTAAAGCATCCGGTAAGCTCTTGGATTTGGTGCCTGTCGATCTCCACTGGAAGCAATAAACCAACTGCCTGATGATTCCCTTGGCTGGGATGAAAGGGGGAGTAGTCAGCCCCTAGCAGTAGCCAAAAATTGAGAGGATAACGGACATGAAAATGCGAACAATCACACTAACTCTGACTGTTACGGTTCCGGCCGCGGTCGGGGAAAACGAAGTAGAGACAGCAATCAACCGTGCACTGGACGAGACCCCGGAGAATAATAACGATTGGGGTAATTGGTCGGTCGGCGCGGCCATCATCACGGATGTAACCAAGCACTAAACACCCGTCTAGTTCGTCCATTTTCTGGACAAACCCCAAACTGAGAGGATACGGACATGGAAAACACAAAGAGAAAGGTTACGCGTGTAGCCGCACGGGAAGCAGAGCGCATTATGATATCTGCTAATGATTATCTGGTGCGGTCCCGGTCGCAAGATCACCAAGTCATCGCGTATAGCGGAACCCAAGCCTTTAGAAACCTCTGCGATGCGTGCGATCTGTTGCGCGAAGGCCGAAACAACGCACGGATGCTGTCAATCTAGTTCGTCCATTTTCTGGATTTACGGAGGTAATATGCAGGCAGATATCAGCATCCACGGACAAGGTTTCTATGCTCTCTGCGGGGTCTCGGATCAAGGCAGAGATTGGCTAACATCGAACGTTGACGACGAAGGCGTTCCTTACACAGAATCAATGCAGTACGCGGTAGATGTGGCGGAAGGTGCAACCGCTGACGGGCTGGTGGTAGATGTCAACGGGTTCCAGTATCTCGCGGGCGGGCTGCGCGGCGAAGCGATCACCGAATAAAGACGCGATTTTGCCCATAATAAGTATTGCCACGGCGCAAGGTTTATGAAACACTTCTGAATAACAAAGGTCTATCAAAATGTCCCTCTTACAAAAGGACGAGCTAGCCAATATCATCCGCCGTGAGTGGGAGTATCGCGGCTGGAACTGCCCAGACGGACTCTCAAGCGAAGAGTTTGAGAAAACACTAACGACGTTAAACAGACGGTACCTGGAACAGCTTGCGGTTGCGTTGCAGTTGGATCAGGACATGAGGAAAGGATAACGGACATGGAACAACTTACTAAGGAACAGGCGGCGATCATCGGGGCGTACACAGGTTTCACATGTGGCCCGTTTGCAGATATTCAAGAATACGCGGAGCGCGCGCTTGGCCGGTCGACCTGGACCCACGAATTTGGCAACCAGAAGTTCGCGGAGGAGTTGCGCGATCTCTCTAAAGCTGACTTTGTGGCCCTCTGTCACGTTCGGTAACACAACCCGTCCATTTTCTGGACGCGGCCACGATACTCCCAACTTCTACGCAGTGTGGCTAGAAACCTGGATTACTCCGGGGCTAATGGGATTGAGAAAGAGAGTGGACATGGATACAACTATTACCCGCAAAGCTCGTTTCAAGCCCCGCGCTGATGCTGGGCTGCTGTCCAAGGTTGTTCAAGAGGCTTGGCAGGACTATCAGGATCGTATCGCCAGCCCTGCACGCGCGGCAGAGGTTGCCGAGACCATAGCCGTCTATTTCGAGACGAAGATCCCATCCGCCGATTTTGAGGTGTTGTCTCGTTATGGCTGCATTGCTCACCACGATCATTGCAACGTGAGGGTCTACGATCACGATACCGAGGATGTGGCCAAGTATCAGAATGCGTTCGGAATCGAACTACCGCGCAAGGTTCCTGTCTGCGGCGCGAGTGGATACGGTTATCCGTCGCTAACGGCGTGCGAGCCTGAGTGGGGAACGAAATCACTTTTACGCGAATTGGATGGACATTTCGCAGCTCTGCTGGCTGCCCGCAAACAATACAAGACTGAGTACAAGGCGAGCACCGCTTGGCCCAGCGAATACGGCAAGGAACACGGTCAGTACCCCACTTGGGGCGAGATTGAAGATCGGTTCCCGGTGTTGGGTGCCTACCTTCAGGCGGCAAGGAAACGGGCATGAAAAAACCTGTAGTGGTCGCTTTACCTGAATCACATCTCGCCGCCTTGGACCGTGCCGGATTCACTGTTGTCCGTTATCTGGACAAGGCCATCAAAGTAAAGGCTGGAGATATGGAACGTCAAGAATGGCTGCCCGCGTTGTGCATAGCTCCTGCTGACAACCCGCAGCAATACCGCGTCATCCAGTGGCTTCCAAAAGGGCATTGCTCCAATCACTACACATTCGACGGCTGGCAGGTTAGCGATGGCCGTAGTTTTGGCGGCCTCTACGAAACCATCTCTCAAGCATTGGGGTGGTTTGAGTGGAAAAGGAACCAACATGTCTAACAACTTCTTCACCAGTGACTACTCGATAAAGAACGAATCAGACCGGATTGTGTGCGACTGCTGCGATTGGCCCGCCACTACCGGAATGAACAACGGAGCCGCGCCGTTCTGGTACCTCTGCGGACACTGTGCGTTGTTGGCTCGGATGTCGGGCCGGATTGAAGTAAAAACCGCTGTAACCATCTGAAAGGAAGTACGTTGAAAACTGAAGCACTCCGTTACTGCCGATACCACCTAGAGAACTTATTCGTTCGGGCATCCTTAGCCGAGCCGGGAACACGGGCCTCTATCATCCGCAACTGGCACCAAGTAAAAGTTAATCGGGATTACATTCGTACCCTGAATTTCGGGGATCGGGCCAAACCTGTCCATTTTCTGGACAAAGCGGCCTAGCCTCGGCACGACATTTCAAAGGAGGTTGTAATGCCTTACAGCGCGCTTACAAAATATTGCAAGAAGGTAGATTCGTTCACTTCCAAAACCAGAGATGTCCAAAGAGCGGTAGACGAGATAGACGAACCGCTCAAACCTTTCTTCTCCAAACACGATTGCGAAATATGTGGAGCCGGGCCGGGGATCAGAGTAGAACTCTCGGCTGAATGGAGGGAGTCTGGGGCCACAGTCTTGCGGGATGTCTGCCTGGATTGTGTCTACTGTATCGAACATGGAAAGCCAGTTCACCGGCTGGTCCGGGTTAAATAATCCATTTTCTGGACGAGTGGATATTGACAACTGTTTCGTCTTGTGTATAATCATCGTAGATTCGTAGGACGATTGGTGTGCTCACAAGGCCGGGTCTTATTACAACCCCGATAGCCGTAAGACCTAAGAGGACAGCACCACATTTGTGGGCAAACTGATTCTCGCGTGAGCACGCCAATGGTTCTACGAATTTGCACAACCGCCACAGAATCAACAACATGTCCGCTGTACTGGAGGAAACATGTTTATGTACGAAAGCTTGGATCGTCAGAACCTCGGAGTAAAGACCCACCACAAGATCAATCTGCCTGTAATCCTGGTTCTGCTGAGCGGGGCGGGGTTCTGGGCTGTGTTGTTTTACGAGATTTTCAAGGTGGTGGCGCGATGACAGCTCTAAGCGAAAGACGGTCGCGGCTACGGATCGAGACATCGGAATGCAAGCGTGAGTCCGGGCGCAACCGCGAAATCCTGCTGGAAGCTCACCCCTATCATGCCGTTGTCCGCCTTAAGGGTATGCGGTCGGGGTACGAGATTAGCTGGGCCTCGGTTTATGACCTGGCCGTGAAACAGGCTGTTGAGGCTGCTAGACGAGAGAAGAATGCGAAGAAGCGGACATGAAAATCTCTGCGGCACCGCACACTCATCCTTGTCCCTGCGACCCGAATATCTGCGGCAGAGACTGTGAAGACTGCATATGTGAGACCTTTTCGATGGAACCCTGTTTTTGTGGATTGGAAATAAATCATAGTGGACCGTGCTCTCCTCTGAAACATGGGAACACAAGGCAGGCATGAAAAAGATAATGAAACCAGTTAACCGTTACTCCGCCGTCCAACTGATGATTGTTTTGGGCGCATTGGAGAAGTGTGCGCAGGCTGGACGAGGAAACGACTGGGCTGATGCAGATGCTGTCGAAACGATAGATCAAAGAATCCCCCGTATTCAAGCGGAACTAGAAAGACGAGAGGCTAGCAAATGAAACTAACCATAGAATTTAGATTCATCACCAAGCCTGTCCAGAAAATGGACGACCGGACCCCGCGCCCCAGGCTTTATCTATGTCCGCAAGCGATCCCCAAGGAGTCGAAACGTGCGAGTTGATGCATTCAAGTGTGACCAGTGCGGAGTCCTTCGCGGGCCGAGTAATCATTGGTTAATGTCCGCGTCCGCAACTGGTGGAATAACCTTCAAACCTTGGGAAGACCACGAAACCGGCGATACCCGGCTGAAACACATTTGTGGAGTTAGCTGCGCTGCTACACTTTTAAGTCAGACATTGGATGGTTGGCGCACCACCGCCCCACCTGAAGCAGAGTAGACCACAAACGGAGGAATTATGGGATTATTCGGCAAGATCGTAGCAACCGCAATCAACGTGGCAACGCTCCCTGTTGCTGTAGCTAAGGACATAGTAACCCTGGGAAATTGCGCGAACGGCGGGGATCATAATTGGCAGACCTTCACTGGGAAGAAGCTGGATCAGATCAAAGACGAAGCAGAGTAGACCACCATTCTTGATAACTGAAAGGGAGATTATGAGCGACAGGAGTTTCGTGCTGCACGTAATTCCGCAGGCCCGGTATATGAACCTAGCGGGACATCACTGCATCGATGATGACTACAATGACCGCTATCTAGCCTATGGAACGTCAAGTCGAGCGAAGGCGTGGCGTGAAGCGAAGAGGTTCTTGGAACGCCGCATAGCTGAAGGAAAATTGCCAGCACCGCATGTAACCAAGTAGCCCAATTTCCACCTCTAGGGGAGAGCAAGTAATGAGAACACAGGCTAAGAACGTAGCAACCTATGCCGATCTGGTGAACATTGTCTTTGAGTTCGCATGTGAGTGCGAAGAATGCGGCGCTGAAGGCGATCTAACACTAGAAGTCAAAGATGGCATGAAGCCGTTCAACTGCCCAGAAGGTTGCGGCGCTGTTTATGTTCCTTGGAAGAACCCATTGAACCATAACCAATGGGAACTGAATGCCGTCGTGATGCCAGTTTTCGGAGGCCGTCAATGAATAAATCAGTGAAACCCCTTAGCGTAGAAGATGGGACCGCAAGCGAACTAAAGCCGCTCATTGAGCAGGTGAAGGCTGTAAACACTAGCCACATCGTAGTGTTCATAAGCGATGCGGGGATTCATTGGCGCGGCGAATCCGAGGCAGCTTGTGAAGTCATGGCGAACATTATTGGGAATTGCAAGGTGATGCCCCGCGAGAAGTTTATTGAAGAACTGGAGACAATTTATGAACACTAAGACCGTAGAAGGTGGGATGCCAGTACGGATGGAAGGAAGCGACCCCCAAAAGCCGTGGACGTGGTATCCGCCGTGTTGCTGGTGTGGGTGCGTAATCCATTGGCGTCAGGGCAAATGGCTCCACGTCGCTGAGTTTGGCAGCGGCCTACATCAGCAGTGTGCGGATGGGGAGCATGTTGCTGAACCAAAATCGTACATTGCCGTAGAAGATGGGATGAGTGCCGAGCAGGCGTTACTAAGAAAATGCCTATGTGGCGCGTCCCCTTGCTTGGGTCAGGAAAGACTAAGAGCTGGCTGGTATTGCGCCAAGCCTTCTTCCCCGGCTTATGCGAAGTCCTTCGCTTCAGAGAATTGCATATGCGGTCATAGTGTATCCGTTCACGAATGGGAAGATGAGTTCAACTCGTGTTGCATGGCGCATCTTAGGATTTTTGCTGGAGTTGGCGAAGGTAAGCCCTGCATGTGTACGGGATTTATGCCGAAATCCTATGCCCCGCTAGGGTCATCCGCCAAGCTACCCAAACCGGAAGCCCTAGAGTCACCCGAGGAGTTGCCGCCTCTGCAAGTGGCATTGGACAACTACAGCACACTCTTAGATGAAGTTGTCCGCCTAGGGGCTGAAAACAAGCGTCTCCGTCCCTCCGCTGATGCACCAGTAGAGGAGCTAGATCATAAGCGCAACTGTGCTGCGTGGAAGGATGTGCATGGATACGATGCCGGGGGAAGCTGTACCTGCGGATTGCGCTGGCGGGTCATGCTTCAGACAGAACAGGCTATGCACGCTGCATGGAGGAAGAGAGCTGAAGAGTCCGAATCAGAACTGGCCGCATTCCGTGAAAACAAGCCTGCAGTAGAGGAGAGGACACAGTGGCACTGTGACTACGAAAACTGCTCACTACCTCATGGGCATATTCAGAGTTGCAATGAACTTGATACCAAGACATCCGCCAACGGGTTACGGGCCGCATTGCTTGCAATCATGCCGCATATTAATGAACTCCCAACCGAGACCTACCATAGACTCGCCCCGATAGCACACGCCGCGCTGGAGACCCCAGTACCGGAGAGGACAGCCGAGATGGAGCTATTGATGGGGAGTTTGCGGGAATTTGCCAAAGCAGCAAAAGAGGCATCCGAAGACGATTGGGATTGGCGCTATAGATATACCGTAACGGACTCGCGTAAGCGGGCATACATCCATGCGGCCTCGCCTGATGCCATACTGCGACTGTTGGACCACATAGAAGGGAAGGCCAAATAGATGAGCCGTAAACCTCAATTACCCAAAGGTTTCTTCTTGTGGTCGGAGTCCTTGCGCCGTAAATGGGTCGATGACTACAACCGATCATTGCCCGAACTGAACGCCAAAATAGCCGAACGTAATAAAACTAATATGCAGCGGCGAGAGCGCGACCGAGAGATTTACGGGAAAACGCCCACACCTGCAGGCTATCAATGGCTGAACTGCGAAACCAACCCCGATCTACCTTCGGCGGGCTTTAATGCTGGCCGCTCCGCGTGGAAATTTCATGCGGTTGTGGCCGAACCGAACGGATCATTAAAAGAATTGAAGCTCAAAAGAGTTGGCTCTGCGTGTGGCATCGTTCCGCACTACGGCTGGACGCTTGACCTGTTCATGGATGAAAACGATTCGGTTGCGGGGAAGTGTATGAGGTGCCTGAAACGATTGGCACCCATAGTGGATGCGATCTATGCCGAGGCCACCCATGAAGACTAAATCACCCATACATGACGAAATTACATACGCGAACGAAAATCCAGCATTCTATGACAACCTGTTTGACGACCTCGTGAGGCAGACACCTAAGGAAGTATGGGAGCAATACCTCAAAGAGGGATACACGTTGAGAGAAGCCATCAAAGAAGAGCGCAGCCAAGCATGACGGAGGAACGATGGAGCATTTACAAGGTTGGGTTTGTGAGAATCCAGAGTGTGGTGCAGTCTATGCCGAATACACAAACGGCTGCCCTAAGTGTTGGCATGAACGCAACGAACTAGTCTGCGGTGTTAGGCACCAGCGAATCACATTTGAAGCAGCGGAGGGACGATGGAACGAGTGATGAACCTAGTAAAGATAGTCGTGGGCGCAATAGTGGCAACGGGGATATTCTTTGCGGTGACCTACCTAGTCCTAAAACTGATTCTACAACTGCTAGCGGAGGGACGATGAGTGAACAGCAGGTACTGCCCGAGTTGGATATACCGGCCCAAAACCACAACCCCGGAGTATGCGATTGCGACCTTGTAGGTGGCGACGAAACGTGCAAGATCCAGCCGCCCTACCTGTCTGGACTGGAGCGCTGGAGGATGGCATTGAAGCAAAGAGAAGACGAGCTCCGCACCGCTCTCGCATCTCTAGCCCAATCAGAAGCAGAGAGGGAGAGGCTGAAGGGAGAACTTAGCCATTACCCAGCGAAGTGGCGGGAGGATTCAAGTCTTGCTACTTGGTTCCCATTCACAGCGGAAGAACTGGCACGCACCAGAAATAAACTTCAAGAGTTGCAGCTTCGGTATGTGATGGTGGATTCAGAACTGCCCACGGATTTCGAGCCTGAATTAGAAGCCGAGGCGAGAATCATGGCATTCGGCATTGCGCACCATAGGCTAGTAATCGAGTTAGCGAGAGAAAGGGAGTTGCACCAGGGCCTGCGGCAGGTTGTGAAGGAATACCGAGAAAATCCGAGTCGCGTACACCACTCATCGACGTGCAAGAAGGGCGTCAATTATCCCGGACTGGGCCTGTGTGATGACCGTTGCCTCATTTGCAGATGGGCTGACTCCCTACTTGAACCCAAGGCCAAGCCCGTAGCTACAAATGCAGGAGAGGAGAACTAGATGAGAAAGCAATCGCCGGAAACACAGCTTCGCCATGCAAGATCTGAAAATAGGGAACTGCGAAAACTATTCGCTACCGTTCGGAACGAACTCATGCACCGCCACCAGTGTGGACAGATGATGTCTAATATTTGCTTCAACTTGGCTCAAAACGAGTCATATGATCCCACGCACCGGCAAAGCATGCGAGATTGCAGAGAAATGTGGGACAAAATCCATTCCGCAATCAAGTAACCAGCCGTCCACGACCCCATCATCAACTAAGTAGCAAGGGAGGGTAAGACGCGGACATGGCTTTAGCGTATGTGGCCCGGTTGTCCATTTTCTGGACGAATTAGCTTGCTTTTAGCGCGGGGCTTGGTATAATTGATTTGAATTTAGGAGCGGGATATGACACACGAGGAAGCGTTGACGGAAGCGCAAAGACGATGGGGCGGACACGCCATTGCACTTCACAGACCATCGACAGCAGGTACACCGGGTATCTTTGATTTTGTAGTAGGAGCAGGAGGCGCTCGCCCCATGTTCAACGGGGATTCTTGGGAGGCCGCGTTTGCTTATGCTGATAGGCGCACCACCCTTAAGGAAGAGGTAGGGAGCTTGACGTGATCACCACTCGCAAGCGCGGCAACCTCTACCACGTAGACTACGTGTCTGGCCCGGTGCGCTTACGAGGTCCGCTCGGGACTTCAGATCCTAAGTCGGCGAAGCGGCTGGCGACACGAATCAGCTTTGCCATGTCCGATGGTCCGCGTAGTCAAGCCTGGATAGACCTTGAGCCTAGCTTACCTCCTCAGACGTGGAAAAGATTCAGCGGACATGTTGGTGTAGATGTGCGGCCCCTCGGCACCTGGGGCGACCTGTTGTCCATTTATTGGAAAGAGCACATCAAGGGATGGGCCAAATCCACAGCGCGGGCCTACGACCGATACCTCAAGACCTTCGAAGAGAGTCTACCGAACGCCGCCAGTACCCCCTTGACATATATAACCAAGTCTGTTATGGAAAAATACCGCTCCCGGCGTGAAACGGAAACAGCCTCAAAACCACAATACCGTAACGGGGCTGCGCTCGAAAAAGAGATGGACCTGTTACGCGGGGTGTTCAGCTTTGCGAAGGAGGAAAATATGGTCGGCGCGAACCCGGTCAAGAAAGTGAAGTCGACAGCGGAGAGAAGTGTGACGCAGCCTTTTACGGATGAAGATATGGATCGAATGACGGCCTGCGCGACCGACAAAGAACAGTTTGCTATCACTCTTCTGCGGTGGACCGGACTGCGTGGGTCGGATGCTGTGGATCTGAAATGGTCTGAAGTCAACTTCAACAGCGAAGAGATACGACGGACGATGCTCAAGACAGGCAAGGAGGTCGTTATTCCGGTCCAAGCGTACCTCGTGAGATGGTTGATGCGGGAGAAGATGGACGAGGGGTTCGTCCTAGACGGCGTGGCGTCTACCCGGACTCAACTCTACAACCTTGTCCGCGCTTTGGGAGACCGTGCTAAAGTTCCAGGTTGCCGCCCCCACAGGTTTCGTGACACGCTGGCCGTAACAATTTTGCTGCGCGGCGGCACCATGTACGACGTAGCCAAAATGTTAGGGATCACAACAGCCGTAGCCGAAAAGCACTATACACCGTTTGTGCCCGAGCTGCGGTCCAGGCTTAGGGGATTACTGGAGGAGAAATGAGCACAGACGAACTCCTAGAGAAACTAGCCTACGAGACTGACGAGTATCGCGGGTATAAGATCAAAGCCTACTACTGCAACGATGACGGTAGAAACGCTCGAATCGAACTGTGGCGGTGCGTGTCTCCGAACGTGTACGACAAGGTCAGGGAGTTCTTCAGCCAAGCCTACCGCATCTGGAACTACAGCGCACACATGCAAGACATTATCGAGAGCTTCATCCAAGAGATTGCAGAGGAAGCGGTTGCACAGCCGAAGCTAGAGCAAGCGACAGTATGCAAGTGGTGCGGCGAGCCAATAAGGCTAAACACAAGTATCGCTGCTGACTATTGGGTTCACACAGAATTCCAACAGAGCCGGTGCGCCAGTCAAACATCTACTTACGCTGCCCCTCGTGTGCCTGAGCCGAATCTCACGGATGTCTACGAAGTGTATGGCTCGTGCGCCGGACGCAGCGGCTGGGACTTTCTTGTTTGCACGACGATGAAGGACGCCCTAGAGCACATCGAGACCTCGCTGGACTCTCTTGAGGAGGGTGAAGAGGTAAAGATCGTGTTCCGGCGCTACACCAAAGCCCAGATGGAAGACGTTGTTTACGAATAAAGTACACTATCCTAACAGCACCAATCGCAAAGGAGAGCACCAATGATTGGAACTCTAACATTTGAAGGTACAGGAAACAACCACGTAGCCACAGTAGCAGAGATCCGGGGGTTGAAGTTTATGCACCTGGGGAACCAGCGCGTCACCATCAACCTTGGAGCCTTGGAGGACATCGTAGCCCTGCTGGACGGGGTTGATTTGAAGAATGTGAAGATCGAGTTGCACGGGCGGTAGCCGTCCGGAAAATACATCGGCCCCTGACTTCGGTTAGGGGCTTTTCATAAAAGAAGCATCGTCGCTGGTGGCTCTGACAAGCCCCTGTGGCGCAAATCTCTGCTGGAGAGAACCGATGCCTAAGACCAAGTATACCCGCCCCATAAAGCCTATAATTTTCCCCGTAGGCCCCTCTATCGCCTATGTAACCCTGACTAAGGGACTCTACGCGCTGATCGACGCTGCGGATATCCCTCTCGTTTCTCCGTATAACTGGTGCGCTCACGAAAAACCAGGAGGCCATTATGCGGTTCGAAATATTCTCAGCCTTAGCCAAAAGTCACATATAAAAATGCACCGATTCCTGATGGGGACCGTCACGCCCGCAATAGATCATGTCAACGGGAACAGGTTGGATAATCGAAGGGCAAATCTTCGCGTCGCGACAACCGCAGAAAACCTGAGAAACCAAAAGAGGCATAGCAACAATACGAGTGGATTTAAGGGAGTGTCCAAAAAGCAAGGCAGGTGGCGCGTTTCGATAATGGCCGACGGTAAGAGGCACTATTTCGGAACTTTCGATACTCCAGAAGAGGCTCATGACGTTTATATTGTCGCTTCCAAGAAGTATCACGGAGAGTTCGCACGATCCGCATGAATCTGTGTGCCCAAATTGTACCCACACCCTGTCTTTTGAGGCTATTTTTAGATTCTAGTCCCTAACGTTTTCAATAAGTTACTGAGTCTACGTGGGGTGACCAAGTTCACCATAATCTCTGGATACATTGTATTCTCCTTTATATTCAATAACTTAGTGATAGTTCAAAACCTGTGTGCCTAAATCGTGCCCAACTCAATTCACCAATTGGGGCCTCGGAACCGTGTACTCTGCCGTATCGTGGACCCGCGCCATAAGCTCATCAATCCGGGTCTGCCGACCCACACACCACTTGGCGTAGTGTCTGCGGACGACATCTGGAGTGTTGCCCAGAATGTCAGCCACCTCTTCAAAGGTAGCACCCTTGACCAGCAGCTCGGTAGCCAGAGTATGGCGGAATCGGTGGGCGTGGGCTAGCTCCACCTTGGATCGACGGAAGACCGAGCGCATCACTCTCTGGGCAATGCCTTTCATGGTCCGCTCGGAGTTGACCCCGCCCCAGAAGAAATGGGTCTCGCTCCGCTTGGGGACAGCCTCTAGTGCGTCTCTCAACTCCTGGGGAATGGGCAGGAAGATCGGCTTGCCACTTTTCTCTGTTCTCAGGAAGATGCGCCAAGTCTTGCCGTCCGAACTGATACGGTTGCAGGCGAGCAGGGCTACGTCTCCGATGCGCAGAGCGGTATAGCGTAGGAGCAGGACCATCGCCCTTGACCTTAGACGCTCATAGGCACTGTGCCCAATCCGGTCACAGGCCGCGATGATGGCTGCCATCTCAGAGGGAGTATAGGGTTCCTTATCCGTCGGTTTCAGGCCGCTCGGCAGTTTGATAGCCTTGGCCGGGTTCGTCTCCACCCAACGCCGGTCAAAGCAATAGGTAAAGAACTGACGCAGCAAACGAAGCTCCGATACGGCGGTGATCGGGGCTAATGATCGGCTGGCTCGGAAGGCGTCGAGGAAGTCCACATCCATCTCTGCTACGGTTTCCAGCTCCGCTTGCTTGCAGAAGGCTTTCAGGATCTCCATTGTTGCCCGGTACTTTCTCCAGGAAGAGTCCTGCACCCCGTTGCTCTTGCAGTGCGTCAGGAAGGAATCCACGGCCTCCACGATTGACTTGAGCAGGCGAGTGTCCTGCGTCTCAAGGGCGGCAGCCTTCTTGCGACCCCTAGCCATGTCCCGCGTCCTAAGAGACTTTCTGAGGACTCGCTTGCCGTCGACATAGCCGTCGGCCCAGAGCGGGCAACTGCATTTGAGAAAATCCCGGCCTTTGGAAGAATGCGGACAGTTTGGGGTGTGCCGTCGAAAGATGGAGGAGGACATGGCTTTATGATACTATGCCGCCGATGATTACCGCGTTTTGCTTTTGAGGACGCGCTGAACCACCGATTCGGGGATTCTGAGGGTGACATACTGCCGCTTGCCATCTCTGCGGTCCTCTTCGCCTAAGACCACAACGCCAGGTTCGTCCATGAACATCCGTTGGATCGTCTTGGGGTGAACCTTCAGTTGAAGAGCAATTTCTTGTGGTGTGAATAAAGACTCGTTCATTTGCCCTCTGCTTTTATGGTCGCGATGATCTTCTTGATATACGTATGCGCGAGGATGTTCTGCTTGAGCACCTGATTGTTGGCAAGGTTGTTGAACAGGTAGCCTTCATCGCAGCGGAGAAAGAATTCCTTGACTGTGTTTCCGCCCATCGCGCCCCACCAAGAGGTCCACGCATTGCCATAACACGTAATGGTGACGCTACCTTTGCCGATGTCCGTGTCGTGCCAATAAACCGTGATCGGGTCTAAGTTCCCCCTCGCCGTAATTTCCTGAACAATAATGCTCACCAGGTCGCTCTCCTATAATTCAAAACAATTATCTCATAAATCCAGAAAATGGACAAATGTTTCGCCGGGCCACGAAAGCTATAGTCATGTCCGTGCTTTAAACGCCCGTTAAAACACAAATCCCTCCTGCGGTCTATTGCTCGGAGGGATTTAGTTCTGGGGAGGGGGCTGCTACGCCGCCGCTTCTATGATTTTTACTGGGCGACCGACAACTGGTTCGAAGTCCTGGGGCCTAGCCTGAGGTGAAAAACTTACGTCACTGCTGACTCCTAAATCTGCAAGAACGTAACCGAACAACTTGTCTATGAAGGCCCGTCTGGTTTTTGAGTTCCTTGGGAGTTTTCTCATGCGGACATTGATATAGCGATAGCACATTTTCAACAACACTTCGGGGTCTTCTTGGATGCTTTTGGGGACTTCATTGCGTTCGCGCCGCTTGCGGAGTTCTTCGACTTCGTCCAGCCAGAGGTTCAGTTTGTGAGAGTCCTCGGTGCGGGGCGGAGGGTTGCGTTTGACAATACTGGTATAAACTCCCAGCGGCATCTTTGGATCGATTCCTAGCATGGGTATATTTCTGGCCGCCGCGATCTTAAGTGCAAGTTCTGGAAGAAGACCGCTCTCTCTAGCATTTTTTGAAGCCTGAATCTGACTGTAGGCCCACGAGCGTTTCAAGTTTACCAGTTTCAGAAACTTACCGAACATACGTCTTGGTTCCAACTCCGTTTGGATTTTAGCCAGGTGTACGCCTGCATCGAGACGCGAGGTCACGACGTTGCTCAAGGCCGTACCCAGGGCTTGGGTTTCGGTTTCCAGTACAGTCTGTATCTTAGGGTCCAATTCAGACCATCCGGGCAGTGCGCTGAGTAAACTCCTACGCATTAAATTGTTGCTCTGCATTTGATATTCCTTTCTCCTTCGGTTCGTCCATTTTCTGGACAAATTTTGTTTACTAAACAGATGCTAATAATAATTAAGCGAGATGTCAACCACTTTAAGCTGCAAATAGTTTCACTCTTAGGTAACCAGGAAGATTGAAATCTTCACAGAAATCGATACAACTAATTCAGGCCGGGCGCAATCTAATCCACACTTGACAACTTCCGTTACTATGGTACTATCTTTTCTACACGACGAAAGTGGTCTGTTTGATACACTCCCGCCGCACTTACGTAGTGAAAGGGAAACACCTTTGGACGCACACAGAGTTACACTCGACGCCCGTCTTTTATCTGCCGTGGAAAAGTACGCCGACCTAACAGGAAACACAACCGAAAGTTGCATTGAAGAAGCGGTCACTGATTGGCTCACTACGACCGCATTTGCCAGAATTGAAGCCAGAAGCACTCCGCAGCTCGCCGCCGCCTCCTGATCTACCACTTTTGTTGTATTGACACTCTCCCAGGTCCGAAAGCCACGCTGCCCCCCTCCGGGTGGCGTTTCGCTTGTCAGAACCAGTGAAATCTGTTATAGTTTAATAGTCCGAAACAGTTATGACTCTTTATCACCTCGACTATGAGTCGCGGAGTTGTTGCGACCTGCAAACACGGGGGTTACACAATTATGCGACCGATCCGACGACATCGATCCTTTGTGCTGCATTCGCAGAAGGAGATAACAAGGTGCGCGTGTGGCAGCCTCATCTTGAGCCTAAGATGCCCGCCGAGTTACGCGAAGTTATCGAAGATCCGTTCGTACAAGTTGCCGCATGGAATAGCCCCTTCGAACGGTCGATCACCAAGTTTGTCCAGAAAATGGACAAGCCGACCTCGGAGTGGGTAGACCCTTCCATCCAAGCCAGATACCTTTCGATGCCCGGCAGTTTGGAGGATGCCGGTAAAATTTTGGGATTAAAGGAAGACGAGGCCAAGCTGCGGGATGGTAAGCGGTTACTAAAGATGTTCTCGGAACCCCAAACTTTGGGCGGGGTGCAAACCCTGTTCGGCGTATCTAAACCGACTTTCCGCGACTGGTCGACCGACCCCCAAGACTGGCAGTTACTACTTGATTACTGCGTCCGGGACGTTGAGGCCGAGCGGACGATTATGAAGAAGATGGCTCGGTTTCCAGTGCCAGAACTGGAGCGGCAGGGCTGGGAGTTGAACGAGAAGGTGAATGCTGCCGGAATGCCCGTGGACCTACCTCTGATTAGAGGGGCGCAGGACATCGCCGACCGGGAACTTGAAAAACTGCGCGGACAACTCAAAGAACTCACGAACCTAGATAATTGCAACAGCAACGATCAAATCTTGGGATGGCTTAAGAATGAGGGGTACACCTTCGGCGGTCTGGGCAAGGCGTTCGTAGAGCGGGCCATGAACGGAGAGTGCCAGCTTACGGACAGGGCGCGTAAGGCTCTCGAAATCCGCAAAATGACCTCGAAGAGTTCGGTTCGGAAGTTCACGGCAATTGCACGTAACGTGTCCGCCGACGGTCGATTGCGCAACCAATTCGTGTTCTATGGTGCGGCGAGGACCGGAAGATTTTCAGGAAGGGATGCTCAACTCCAGAATTTGCCGAGACCGACCAAAGAAGTTGAAAAGAATATGGATAGGGCGATTGAACTTGTCCAGAAAATGGACTACGCCGCCATTATCGCCGAGTTCACCCAACCGCTCGATGTCATCACCTCGACTATTCGATCCAGCTTCCGCGCTCCCGAAGGTAACAATCTGGTCGTAGTTGATCTTGCATCCATCGAGTCTCGCGTAGCGGGGGCGGCTGCTAGGTGTGAACCAATGTTGGATATTTTCCGTCAGGGTCTTGATCCGTATATCACCTTTGCAGCCCGAATGTTCAATAAGCCCTACGAAGAAGTAACCAAAGAGGAAAGAACTAAAGCTAAGGCCCCGGTTTTAGGCTGTTCGTATGGTCTTGGCGGGGGAGAAGAACAAACGACCGAGGACGGGGATATTGTCCGCTCGGGGCTCTGGGGCTACGCGGCGGCGATGAATATTGAACTTACGCAGGAAGAATCAGCAAAGGCGGTCGATGTTTTTAGAAAGATGTATCCAGAAGTTCCGGTGCTGTGGAAGGATCTTCAAGAAGCCGCCATCTCTGCTGTCCGCAATCCAGGTCAGGAGTTCCCCGTGGGTGTCGTCAGCTTCAGGGCTACCGGCAAGACTCTCCTCAGCCTAAACCTGCCGTCCGGACGCTCCCTTAGCTACATGCACCCTCTTGTGGAGATGCGAGAGCACGACGGTAAGTTCGGACCATACAAACGGGCACAGCTCAGTTATGAAGGCAGAGAGCAGGGAACCAGAGCTTGGTCTCGTATAGCCACAGGTGGCCCGAAGATTTGCGAGAACCTCGTGCAAGCAATCGCCAGAGACATCCTCATCAATGGGATGATCGAAGCGGACAGGGTTGGAATGTCCGTGGTGGGCCATGTGCATGACGAGATCATTGCTTTAGTGCCGGTAGGATCGCCGCTTGGGGTCGATACACTCCGTCGGTGCATGACCTCCAAACCAGCTTGGATGAATTTCGACATGCCGCTGGACGCAAGCGGCTATTTGGGAACTTACTACCGTAAATAGATGAAGGTAAATGTCTTATGAGAACAACCAAAGAAAGTCAGTATCAAAAGGATCTACAAGATCGGCGGATAGCCGACGGTATGTGCCCCATTATGTGGCAAAAATCCTCCCTTGGAAAACATCAACCACTGCGGCGATTGTCGAGAAATGAAAAAGATATCATCCGCCAAGAACCGAGAGAAAAATGCAGATAAACCCAGACCCATCAATACTTCAATTGCTCCAAACCTAGATAGAATAGGACGCCCGCCTAAGATCGCCTACGAAACTCTCATCGGTCAGGTGTACAGGAACTTAACTATTGTGGAACGAATTCCCCACAAGAAAGGATATGTGTGCTTCGCTTGCAAATGCGCTTGTGGAGCCGACACAACCGCCCTTTGGACCAACATAAGGCGGGGTCTCACTACCAGTTGCGGATGTCTGATGCTCAAGGCGGTCTGTTTACCCTTTAAGGAAGACGCGGTAATAAACACGCTGATTACCGAATATAAAACCGGAGCCAAAAGCCGAAACTTTGTGTTTGAGCTTACTCGGGAACGCTTTATAGAGCTGATTGGAAAAAACTGCTCGTATTGTGGTCTTCCGCCTTCTAGGAAAATACCTTCCAAAATTAGCAACAGAACTCCCGCAGAAAGAGCCAGACCTAAGAGTCGATGGCCGACAATTCTATATACCGGTATCGACCGCATCGACTCCAACCTGGGCTACGTAGAAGGAAATGTGCGACCTGCTTGTTTCACGTGCAATTTCGCCAAGAAAAATATGCCTTTGGAAGACTTTCTCAACTGGGTCCGCCGGATCTACACCCACTCACTGATGTTAGAAGACGCATTTGCAGCATAGAGGACTTATGACCGACAAAGAACGCAAGCTATTTGAAGAAATCTGGACGAGATTTAGAGAGTGCTTAGTCCACGCAACCGCAACGCCGAAGTTGATTGAGTCTTATGAGAAGAGAGTTCAGGAGGTTCTGAAATGACCATCTACCTAGTAGTTTCTCTACCCGAGTATGAAAGCGGACAAGTGTACGGAGTGTATTCGACACGCGCGGCGGCTGAAAACTCATGGCACATGAAGTATGAGGAGTACAACGAAATCGAAGAGTTTGAACTGGATCTGGACCCGAACGCAGATGTTGGAGACCCCGGCGAGTGGCACGGGCCGCTGACCGAGGCTCAGTTCAAAACCAGCCAGATGTTTAACAGGATGTTCATGACCAACCTTACGGCACCCACGGCTTTCCACACAACGAAATCACTGCCGCTGAACACAGGCAAGACTATCCAGTTCTTTAGCACGGTTTTGAAATGAACAGACGATCTTTCTTCCGCCTGGGATTCGGGACTGCGCTATCACCTGTAGCGGACAAGTGGTTGAGTGTGTTGCCTGTAGCCCCGGCTATCCAGAAAATGGACGAACCGATGTACACCTACTACACGTGGCGAGGAGACTCTACGCTCAAGCACCAGATTCCGCTGTCCGCGATTTGCAAGCCTACGCCGGATTGGTCAAAAGAGACAGTTACTCTCTACATGTACGTGCCGTCAAGCGAGAAAATCTAGCAACCCCTGCCACCGCGCCCGTCCAGAAAATGAACGGGGCAGGTGGGATATAATTCCTCATGGCCAAGTCGACGAAACCCAAAACACTGGAAGGAGATTTTGACTCCGTTCTGAGGAGTGCTCTCCGAGTCCCGCCAGAATGTAAGCACTGCTGGCATGAAATAGGAGTCGTGGTGACTCTGTGGCCCCCAATGAAGGAACTGGTTTGCTGTCACTGTGGGGTTTTGGGGAAGCTGCGGGGCAAAGAGTTTATACCAGAGGGGTGTGGCCCGTACCACCCCAGAGACGTAAGCTTCGACACCAGCGAGGTTAAGATTGGCTGAGGTAATCCAGCAGCCCCGCCGCAACAACCTCAAGGTCAAAGTAGCCATTCACAGTCATGTCATCTATTGTGTGGTTGTTGAGGTCTCCTACCCAGCTTTGTTCTGAGAGGAGCCGATGAATTTCCAAAGCTAATTCTTCTTTAGAACGGGACATGGGTGGTCTCCTTTGCGGACAAGCTTTCAAGGTATTCGTCGAGTTGCCTGATTGCCCAACGCAGGCTGCTTTCGGCGGAGCGGATTTTGGCTTCAGCCTTTTCCACTTCGTACTTGAGCCTGGATGTCTTTAGCTCTACGTTGGGCGCGGCCCCGATCCTCACCCTCTGGTATGCTGACCCGCCGCCCATCGGTATCCAATACTTGTCCGCGTCGTTGAAGTCGTCGTAATCGTGCGGGTAGGGTATTTTGCCGAAGGTGTGGGTATTGCCGATGATGTTGGCCGGGACCAAGCACTCTACGTCCACGTAGCTACCATCCGTAGGACTGTTACCCCAGTAGGTGTCTGTGGCCCAAAGCTGTCCATTTTCTGGAACTCGCACAATCGCGATCCCGTGATGGCACCAATCTTGCGTTGGTCGATACCTAACTACATCTCCGTCAGTCCACATGTACGGCCTCCTTTGAAACTAGTTCACAGAACGGGCAGAAGTAATTCTCGCCGCGTGCAACCCACCCTCGCTTCTTTGCCTCTTCAGACATGGACTTCCTCGGAATGTCCCGAGTTGCAAATGTACCTGCGCACGTCCGGCTGCATTTGGCACATACGATCTCGCACCAGACATAGAAAGACATTATTTTCCTCCCATCTGCTTACAAGTCTTCTGCAACAAACCACACAACACACCAAACGCCACGCCATCCTCGAACTGGACAGATCCTAAACCGACCAGACAATTAGCTAAGGAGTCAGCTCGCGGCCCGGCCTCGGATTTCAACAGCGCAGACCGAAGATACCCGCTTATCATCGACCGCAGCCCCCGACTATCCGCGTTAGGGATTCCAGCCAGAAGTTCACGGCATCGGTTCCAATCCCCCTTAAGGACTGAAGAAGCGATTTCCCTGTAATCCGCGTTATGGGCCGCTGAGGTAACGCAGCCAGCCAGCGGGATTCCAGACGCATACAATTCCCAGGCCGCAAGAATTTCACCCGCGCTCCCGATCTTGGATTTCACCATCAGGGTGATAAACGAGGTGGTATCGAGTTGAACCGAAGTGTTTTCAGCCGCCCGTTGGCAGAGTGCGCGGACTTCAAGCTCGGACATGGTTTTTAGAGCGTAGTGTGTGAGGCGGCGGCGGAGGGCCTTATCCAGCTTCTCATCCTTGTCCAGCCGGTCGGTCATCGAAGTGAAGATCCACAACGTAGACTCGTTCGTACTCTCCAAAGGCGCGAGTAAAGCTTGCTTGGCAGCGCCGGTAAGTCCCTGAAATTCGTTCAGGATGTACACACGCCTTCCAGAAAATGGACGGAACTTCGCGTGCTCGACAAGCTCCCGGATCATGTCGATCCCATTCTCGCTCGACCCATTAACCTCCTGAATGTCCAGTTGAGACTCGTCGATCCCCGCGTTTACCATCCTTGCGATGATCTTGGACAGGGTGGTCTTGCCCGTGCCGGGGTCGCCCGAAAGCCAGATGCCTACAGGGATTCTCTCGGCTAGTTGGTTTTCTATGGCGGACACCACGTTGGGGTTCCCGATGAATGAAGCGAGATTTTGGGGCCTGAGTGAAAGGGAGAGAATTTGTGTCATTTGGGCGGTCCCCCGCGCTCAATTCGGTAAGACCAAGCGAACAAGTCAACAATGACCGTACGGAATCCGGCGGATGCCTGAAATCCAAACTTCCAGCGCCATCCGCCACCGAAACGATCTGCGAAGCGGTTCTTATCTGACCATTTCCTGGACTGTCGTATATACATTATCTTCCCTCCCTACTCAAAATCCCGAGTTCGATCAGCGCGGCGATGGACGACTTTGCAGACGTATGGTGTACGAATACGCCGCCCGCCTCTTCCCACAAATGCCGGTACTTCAGATAATCGTCGACGAGGATGTCGCCCGGTTTCATGTGGTTCCGCTTGTCTTTGGACATGCAGCAGATCATTGTTGTGTGCGGGAAGTGTTTAGCGCCCCACTCACGCTTCTGTGGCTCGGCCCAGTCTCCCAACGGTAGTCCAGTTAGGATGATCGGGTTCAGATGCTCCACGGCAGCAAACAGTTCGAAGGCGTCCGGCATCGGCGGCAGGTTGCGATAGAACCCATCGTGGCTCTGGAGGTCGACCCAGAATCGCTTGGTTCCGAGTTTGTTCTCGGCGTCTCGGGGTGGCAGACCGAAAATTTCCTCGGCGTAAGCGTCGAAATTGGCGAGAACCCCGTCGCAGTCTAAAAACAGTTGTCTACTCATAAATCTCCTCTGGTAGTTCCTCGTGCGCTGGTTCTGGATCTTCAAGCTGTGGGATTCCAGCCTCGAATCGCCCGCCAGCTTCACCTTGTCCGCTCTGTGGCTTCCAGCTTGTGACTTTGGCGTAGTCCCGGCCCGCTAGGTTGATTTGCTCCAGAAGATACCGTCCATTTTCTGGATTTTCGGCCCGCAGCTTGATCATTGCCTTGACATACGTATGCTCTACTTGTTTCGGTGTTAGACCCAGTATCTCGCCTATCTCTGAAAAGGAGCGACCGAGGGACTTGTCAAGACTTCTAGACATTAGCCAGCCTCTTCTTCAGTTTTGTGATCTGGCCTTTGAGGGTAGAGATTTGGCGGGCATGAAAATCAAATGCTGTGGTGCGGTCTTCGAGTTGTTGCCTTAGCTCGGCCCCCAGAAGGATGGCATCTCCGGCCCTACGGGTGGCGTCACTGACTTTTTGCTGGAGTTCACACCCGTAGCTAATTGATTCGCCGAGATGTTTGGTTAGTTCATCCTTGTCCGCGTATAGCTGTTTCAGTTCTGTGCCTAGTGAAACCAGTGTCTTGTGCTGGCGCTCGCAGGCGGCTTGGGATTCTTTGAGGTCACTGTCCATTTTCTGGACGAGTTCGGGTGATAATGCGTGGAATAGTCCTAGTATGTTCACTAGCTCTCCATCCTTTCGTATCCGCCGTCGATGTAGTTGTAAGTCCACTCTTGCCAGGCTTCTTGTAGTTCCGTGTCGGTAGCCTCGTCGTCGCAGTCGACCACTTCTTCGTGGTCAGCACCGGGGTACCCGATACTCAGTGTGAATTGGACTTTCATGGGGTCTCCTGTTTTGCTTTGTCCATTTTCTGGATTAATCAAAACAATAACACAGAGTTTTCTGAAAGGCAAATGCGTTTGACAAGCCACGAAACTAATGCTAATTTAGAGACTCAAGGAGAACTCTATGGTGGAATATAGTGCCGAGGAGCTGGCTGCCCTCAAGAAAGAACACGCCGCAAACGCAACAGATGAGCAGTTTCAGCTTTGGATCGCCGAGTGCCGGAATCGGAACCTAGCCCCCGTCCGCGACATCCTTATGCAGATTCGGACATCAGAAGAGTATGATCCGGAACTCAAGGCCAAGGTCAAAAAGAAGAAGTCCATCTATATCGTGACCATCGGGGCCAAGCGGAAAATCGCCAACGCTACAGGACTATATGCTGGGCAGCTCCCGACCAAGTGGATTTACCTCGACCCGCAGAACCAACCCACCATCGAGTCTGAGATTCCTTTGCCCGACCCTACGAATCCTATGCTTCCTCTGGAGCCTTGGGCGGTTCGTACCTCTGTTTTGCGGACAGGTTTTCAAATACCTCTCACTGTGGTTAGCCGCTTCGGTGCCTACTGCCAGACTTACAAGAAGGACGGCGAGGCACAACTTACTGCGATGTGGAGCGCGAACGGTCGCAATTGTGAAATGCTTGAAAAATGCAGTGAATCTGCGTGCCTTACGCGTGCGTTTCCCTCGGAATTGTCAGGTTTGTTCATCCAAGAGGAGCTTCAAAAGGATGACGTAGCCGAGTCTATCCCCGTTGCTCACGAGGCCGTGGTCGCCGCCCCCAAAGCCCCAACCGTACCCAAAGTGAATCACGAAGCCGCGCAACCCACAAACGAGCCTAGACCTGGTGCCGATAAAACTCTAGTAGAGGTGATTCTGGACAAACCAGCAGAGACCGTCCAGAAAATGGATAAACCTGAAAAGCCGAAGAAGCTGACCGCGAAGGAGAAAACGAATGCAGCGCTCGAAGCCGATCACAAGGACATGTTGGCGGCTATCGACGAGAAAATAGCCGAGAATCAAGACCCCGAAGCTCGGCTTCCGAACGATGATGAAAAAAAGGATAACTCGGCTCGTATCCGGGCACTGATCGAACTAGGTCTGTCCGCGTCCGAAAAGAGTCTGCTGCAAAAATTCGTCGAGGCTGGCCGACCGCTTACCGAAAAACTCCAGTCTGACTGGAAGAAAGTTTTGACCCAACTTGAGGCCGCAGGTACGAAGGAAGCGGTTCTTGCACTCATCAATCCCGAACCAGAACCCGAATTTTAGGAGGTAGCGTGGAAACGGCAAGAAAACCAAAGATTTTCGTATTCGTCAACACCCGATATAGGAATGGAGATGAGTGTCCGGTGGCGTTTTCAGAGGACGGCCACGCAATTGCCGGGCACTTCTGCTCTCATGGTTGGGCGCGACACGACATGGGTTTCGACGGCTCTAACTGGAAACATGAGAACTATGACAAGCACTATCCCGATGGGTGGGAGTTGGAGTGGGTCGATGACTTTGACTCTCACGAAGGATTGAAGGCGGCGATTGCCTTGGCAGATGCACAAACAGCAAAAGAGGAGGTATCAGCGTGAGTTTTCAGAACATTACATTGGTAGGGCGGCTGGGCAAAGATGTCGAGGTCCGGGCCACAAACGGCGGCAAGTCGGTAGCATCCTTCAGTTTGGGCGTGGACGACGGCTATGGTGAGTCAAAGACAGTAGAGTGGTTCAACATCGTGGCTTGGGAAAAGCTGGCGGACATCGCAGGCAAGTATCTCAAGAAGGGTAGCTTCATCGGTATCATCGGTAGCCAGCGGACCCGGACCTGGGACAAAGACGGCGTGAAGCAGTACCGGGCCGAAATCATTGTCCGAGACCTCAAGCTGCTCGACAAATCCTCGTCCGGGGAGAAGTCCCGCCAGTCCGCCCCTGCATCACGTCCTGCTGCGGCTCCGGTAGCGCGGCCAACCACAACGAATGAAGATCCGTTTGCAGATGAGAACGGCTTTTAGGAGCGCGGACAATGAGACTGCTTTGTAAGTTGAAGGGGTGTACCTGCGATGAGTATTGCCAGTCCTGCGTCGGGTGCGGCGCGGGACTCTACGACGGATTTATCGAACGAGAGATGTCGTGGCTCCGCAGCTATTACGCTCTCCGGCATCGGTGGAAGATGAAGAGGTTCTACCGACATCACCTGTGTGCCGTTTGTCACCACCCGATGTACCTTACTGACGAGCCTTGCTGTTGTGAGGTGTGTTACAGCGACTGGATTCCCTTTTAGCTTTGTCCAGAAAATGGACGGAAGTCAACGCCGCCGCATTGCCAATAACCTAAACACCGTGTCCGCAAATCAGGAGGAACAGTGCCATACTCAGTAACAATCGAAACACATACAGACGAAATCGGTGATGGGTGGAACGTCGAGACAAACCTGTCACCAGCCGAGTTTGTCGCCAAGGCCCGGCACGAGGGTGGAGTTATGCTTCCGTTCCACAGCGGTATAGCCACCTTTCTTTTGTTCGATGAATTTCGGCAATTGTGGTTTGACGACGGATCAGAGCATGTCTGCGAACACTGCCGAACTGAACCGGCTCCACCGAAGGACTTGACGGTTAACTAATGCAACTTTCAGATGAGCAGAAAAAAGTGGTGGACGCGGACAATGGGTACTTTAGGTGCCTCGCGGGGCCGGGCGGCTCAAAAAGCACTTGCCTGGTCCTGCGGTATGTCCGTCTGATCCAAGAAGGCGTGTCGCCCGACGACGTGTTGTCTATGACCTTCACCAGTCAGGCTGCCAAATCGATGCGGGACAAGTCGGAGGCAGAGATCGGTGTCCAGAAAATGGACAGAGTGGCTGGGTGGGGAACATTCCACTCCATCGCCCTGAAGTTCGCCTCGGAGGAGCGAGACAGCTTTCCGTTCAAATTGGCAGATTTTCCATTGGCGACCCCTCCTGTGGCGAACAAGATCATCAACGAACTGGCCCGGAAGTTCGACGTAAGCTGGAAGGAGTTGCCGAACTACATCAGCCTTCAAAAACGCAACCGGATCACCCCTACCGAAGCTATCAAGATCGCAGAGAAAGAAGGAAAGAATGAGAAGCTGGCTCTCTCGTTTAAAGCCTATGACAGTCGGCTTCGCTCTGAAGGCGTACTCGATTTCGATAGTTTATTGGTCGAGATGGTGAACCTGTTAGAGAAGAATCCGGCGGTCGCGGGTCGGTGGCAATACAAATTCTGCCAATCCGACGAATCCCAAGATAACAGCGTTTTGGAGTGGCGGCTCCTGCAACTCGTGTCCAAACAGCACGGGAATCTTCTAGCCGTCGGCGATGCGGCACAGGGGATTTACTCCTTCCGTGGAGCCGCTGGCGACCTGTTTATGAACTTCGGAGTCATGTTCCCCGGCGCGAAGACCTTGTACCTGTCTAGGAATTTTCGCTCGTCACCCCAGATAGTCGATCTCTGCAAGAAGTACGGGTCCGTAAGGGAACTGGCGGACAAGTTTCACACGACTAACGCGGAGGGTGAACGTCCTGTGGTGACTGGGTACGCTTCGGCGGCGTACGAGGCTAAAGACGTAGCCAGCAAAGTTACCGTGTCTGATACCGCTATCCTAGCCCGAACCAACCGGATGCTCCGAAGTTTTGAGGACGCACTCAGCACCGCCGGGGTAAAGTACAAATTACTCGGGGGCAGCGGCTTTTGGGGACAGCCAGAAGTTAGAAGCGCAGTCTCCTTCTTAGGCTGCGCCGTGGCTCTACACGACGGAAACGTTATGGGCGCACTACGCTCCCCGTTCCACCCTTCGAAGTTCCTGAAGAAAACCGAAATCGCCGCAACCGTCAAGAAACGTCAGGAGGCTGACCCCAAACCGTCTGCGTGGTCAATTCTCAACTCGCTGCCCGACAAGAATCTTGGCAACTTCGTCCAGTTCTTACATACCCTGACCCGATACAAAGACGTGCCATGTCAGAAAGCTGTAGCAAATATCTTACAAGACTTGAAAGCGTTCGATTACTACGCGGATGAAGCTACTCCGGACTCTTCGCCCCGCGAGAACCTTTCAGAGCTGATACGGATTAGTGCCCGGTTTCCTACTCTGAAAGAATTTCTTGAGTACATTCGCCGAGTGTCCGCCGCCTCTAAGTCGAAGAAAGCAGTGGCGATAGGAACAATTCATAGCAGTAAGGGGTTAGAGTGGCCGAGAGTATTTTTGGTGGCCTGTAACGACGAAGTTCTTCCACACAAGCTCGGAGAGCCAAAAGAAGAGGCCAACATATTCTTCGTCGGGATAAGCCGAGCGGCCAGAGAGCTACACCTGTCATACCACGGCAAACCCTCGGTATTTTTGAAAGATTTGATCGTCGCAAAACCAGAGATAGAAGAGGCATTCAACTAGAAGATTATGATTACAGAAATTACTGACCTAGCTTTGGGCACTGCGGCAGAACATTTGGTTTGTGCGGATCTCCTGCTTCGCGGGTACAACGCTTTCCTCACAGATCAAAATTGCGCCTATGACATAGCTGTGGATATTGATGGTCGATTGGTGAGGGTGCAAATAAAGTCCACACGCCGCGTCAAGAAGATTCCCCAAATAAAACATCACCGATCCTCTTATATGTTCTTCGTTAGACGTGCCGGGAAGGGTGGAAAAAGAGTCTATAAACCCAATGACTTCGATCTACTAGCACTTGTTGCCACAGACTGCAAGCAAATAGCCTATCTCCCGCCGAGCCAATTGAGGGGGACTGTTCACATCAGAACAGGTGCCGAAGGAAAACCGTCCAAATACGCTGGGAACAGAACTGGCAAGTATTTCTTTGATTACCCACTCGAAGCGGCACTAAAAGAAATAGGAGCGGTAAATGAGTCATTATAAGTTAGTTCTAGGTGATTGTCGAAGCATACTGCCTACTATCGCCGATAACAGTATCGACAGTCTCATTTGCGATCCACCCTACGAACTAGGGTTTATGGGGAAGGGGTGGGACTCGACTGGGATTGCGTACAACGTGGACATGTGGAAGGAGTGTTTGCGGGTTCTGAAGCCGGGCGGACACCTTTTGAGTTTTGGCGGTAGTCGGACGTATCACCGCATGGCTTCAGCTATTGAAGACGCTGGGTTCCAGATTCGCGACCAGATCATGTGGGTTTACGGATCAGGCTTTCCGAAAAGTATGGATGTGTCCAAGGCCGTTGATAAGTCTGCCGGTGCCGAGCGGGAGGTGACTGGTCCGCGTATACGACTCGGTGATAAGAAAGAATACAAACACAACGCAACCTCGCAAATATATGGCCAAGACAACGACCACCTGAATAGTGGATTTCGCCCCGATCTTACCGCCCCTGCCACCGACGATGCAAAGAAGTGGGACGGGTGGGGAACAGCACTGAAGCCAGCACACGAGCCAATTGTTCTCGCACGTAAGCCGCTGATCGGAACCGTTATTCAGACAGTTCTTGAACACGGAACGGGAGCAATCAATATTGACGCCTGCCGGGTTCCCGGTGAGCCAATCCCCATCAACGTACTGGAAAAGTGGTCGGGGTTTGGGGAAGAGAAGAGGCCAGACTATAAGGCGACTGTGAACAATGAGGGAAGGTTTCCGGCCAATCTGATTCATGACGGATCAGACGAGGTTCTGAAAGAGTTTGCTAAGTACGGGGAATCGACCAGCAAGAAGGGCAGACCGCGCAAGTCAGTGTCCGCCGGTTTGGGGTGGGGTATGACAGCCACAGGTTCCGAGTATGATGACAAGGGTAGCCCGGCCCGGTTTTTCTATTGTGCTAAAGCGAACAAGACGGACAGGAATGAAGGCTGTGAGGATTTAGAGGCGAAGCAGTACAGCCACGACGGACGTGTTGTTTCGATTGACAACGCTTACCAGCGCAACAGTAGCAACAGTAGCAACAGTAGCAACAGTCACCCTACAGTTAAGCCAACCGAACTTATGCGGTATCTGTGCCGGTTGATTACCCCTCCGGGCGGCGTCGTGCTAGACCCTTTTACTGGAAGTGGCAGCACAGGCAAGGCAGCGGTACTTGAGGGGTTTGACTTCATCGGGATTGAGCAGGACGAAACGTACATAGAGATTGCACGCAAAAGAATTGAGTTCGTAAACCCCGTCCGGGAAATGGACGAATTGGAGGCAGCATTCGCATGAGCGCAATTTTATACACCAACCCAAAAGGCAACCCAGTCACTCGGGGGTCGTACAGTTCCAGCCAGCTATTCAACTCCTGCCGCTACAAATACAAGCAGGAGAAGATCCTCGGCATTCGTCGCAAAGAGAAGTCCGGGGCGATGCAGTTCGGGAAGGCGCTGGAAGATGCGATCCAGTACTACCACGACAACGGTCTCAAACCAGATTCGGGCGTCGATCATTTCAAGCTGCTGTTCCTGAAGCACAAGGATGACACCGAACTTGTGTACACAAAACGGGATCAATCCTGGCAGAACCTGTACGTGGCTGGGGCGCAGATGCTAAAGCTGTACGAAATCCTGCTGCCCACGTTTCCTATCGTGTCGCCTGTGTTTCAACTGTCTTATTCTAAAGAGGTTTTTCCAGGAACTGACCTTTCGGGACTAGAACAAGGGGGGTTCGTGGACATGTTAAGTAAGGGTCCGTGGGTCCACCCGCTTTTGCCGAAGGTCAAGATTCCAGGCGGGGCGTCTCATCGACCAATCGGAATCGATATCAAAACTGGCGGTGCGGAGCTAAACCTGACTGCCGGGCTTCTTGCCCTCGACATGCAAATTCGCTCGTATGCGTGGCTATCAGGCGTCGACACTTGGGCCTTCCTGTGGTTCACCAAGTCGATTGTCGACAGTTTCCAGAAGGGTGTTGAAGTCACATTTCTCACATCCACAGCCGACTGGACCTCCGGGGACAAAGCGACCATATTCAAGTACGACGAGGAAACAAAAACCGCACTTCTCAGCAGCGAGGCTGGGCTACAGAAGATAGCGGAGATGTTGGCCGAGGTAAAAGGGAAGGGGTCGACTGAGCGCAAGGAAGCAATCATTCAGGAACGTATCATGTTCGGTGACCTGCTGACCGCGCACTCCGATAACTTTACCAAACAGAAGGTCCAGTTCCTGGCTGTGGTCATCAACGACGAAGCGAAGCAGGAAGCCGGAGATCAGATAGCCAAAGACCTCGTAGAGATTCACGCAGCCCACCAGACCGACTCGTGGCCCCGCAACCCCGGCGTAAGATTCCCAGACACGCGCTGCCTCTATTGCTCACACCGGGGCCTGTGCCTCGGGGATAAGTCACTCGTGGATCAACTCCTTGTCCAGAAAATGGACGCAGCACCTGAAGAAGTTGACGACGATAGCTTCGGATTTGGTGAGGAATAAACGTGGCCAAGGTTTTAGACGCACTCCCGTACTACAAATGGCTCTGGCGTGACTGGCGGGCAAGTCGTAAGGTCCAGAGGATGCACTTCATTGCCCGTGGCCTCTATCGCGAGCTGCTGGACGAACAGTGGTCGGAAGGGTCGATCCCAAACGAATTGTCCGAACTGGCGGAGATTTGCGGGTGCTCTGTGGCCGTCGTGCAGGAACACTGGGAGGAGATTCGTACCTACTTCCAGGAGCGTCCAGACGGTCGGCTGGTCAACAAAAAGATGGAAACTCAGCGCACGGCACAGGATCTCACCAGAGTCCAACTGGCGGATAGCGGTCGGCGTGGCGGTATAGCTAAGTTGCACAAACTAAACGACGAGGAAGCCGGGGCTAAGCCAAGCCAAGCAGAAGCTAAGCCTTTGCCATATAGCAGAGCATTAGCAGAGCAAGAGCAGGAGCATAAGCAAGAGCACCCCGCCGAACCCATTTTCGAAAAGGACACGGACATGAACGCATTGACGGAAATCAAGAAAATCTGCAATCTCACCTTAGGCCTAGATCCGCACATCTGGGACAGCGACAAAAAGAAGCTTCGGGAGTATTCAACTGTCCACGGAGGAACCGCCGTAGGTCGAATGTTTCAGGAATGGGCGGAGGCGAATGTCGGTGGGACAAGTAACAACCCCATCACGGACTTTCTGCGGATTGCTCCGGGCCTTTTCAACGGAACTTTTAGCCCCTCCGCCGACAAGGCTGTGATCAACATCACACGAGAGATGACCTTCTTGTCTGGAAACACCGTGCTTTTCAACGATAAGCAGAAGACCACACTGGCTAAATTGCTCAGCGATTACACCGAACCCGAAGTTATCGGAGCGTTCCGGGAGTTTTTCCAGAAAATGGACACCAACGATGACAAAAAGATGGGCTACGCGGCTAAGGACTTCGTAGAGGGCGCTGACGCATCTTGCTACACCCGCCGCAAGCAACAACATGTCCGCCTGTCTGAACAAGCAGCAGCAGACCGCGCCCGAGAAGTCATGGTGGCAGAGTCAGTGTCAGACAGAGAAGAACGTCGTAAAGCCAAAGAAGCCGAGGAAGCGTTGATTGAGGACGTACTGGAGTAGCCGGATTTGGGTGCTGGATCTTTGCTGGCTGCGTTGGAAGGGTTGAAAAGGTACGTGGACATGGTTACGAAATTAGCGGCGCGTCCTGGAGGGCTGTGGCCGCGTCCAGAAAATGGACAAGGAGAAAAATGACGACGATTTTGAGTCCAGAGGATCGGAAAACACTAGAACGGGCACAAAAGCTGTGCTCTCACGGTAACTGGGATGACATCGCCGAGGCTTACGGGCTGATCGGCACGGTGCTGTACCCCAAACCAAGCAAAGGACTGTTCGACAAGGAGTAACTGATGGCCAACGTCTTCATAATCTCGGACACACACTTCGGGCACGCGGGTATCCTCAATTTCAAACGAGGGGACGGGTCGCCGCTCCGTGTATTCTCCTCGGTCGAAGAGATGGACGAAATAATGGTCGAGCGGTGGAATTCGGTCGTGCGGCCACAGGACAAGGTGTACCACCTGGGCGACGTAGCTATGGCCAAACACAGTATCGCGACGGTAGGGAGGTGTAATGGTCACAAACGTCTTGTACGGGGAAATCACGACACCCACCCAATCAAGGAGTATCTCAAGTATTTTGAGGAAATCTACGCGACCCGAGTTCTGGACCACATGCTGTTCTCGCACATCCCAGTCCATCCTGAAAGCATAGGGAAACACCACGCCAACGTACACGGACATGTTCACGTGCCGCCGCGAGACTACGGGCCGAAGTATTACAACGTCTGTGTTGAGGTCGTTGATTACACGCCGGTCGCTTTGGAAGATTTGAAGAAGAGAATTATCCAGAAAATGGACGAAGGTGGCAAATGACCCGACTAACCACAACCTCACAGACGTGTCCGCATTGCGAAGCTAACCTGATCGCACAGGAGATCCCGAAGGCGAGTCGTCCCTTCTACCTGCCTTACGGCACAGAGGATGACGGACGGTTCCTGTTCTACAGCAAGGTCGTAGGTATTTACTGTATGTGGCGGGATCGAACTGTAAAGTTGCAGTGTCCGTTCTGCGGGGCCACCGACGCTATTTGACAAATTATAAACAGTTTTGCTATAATCAAGACACATAGGAAATCGTCCCGAGCGGACATAGGAGAAACATGAAGACCCTTCTGAGATTTATTGGAATGCTGCTGGTTTTTGTCGGATTTGGTCACAGTTATTTACTGCACCTTACAGACCTATCTTTCTGGGGCTGGACGGTTTTGGCTTCGGTTGGATGTGTCATGTATGGCGAAAATTACAACGACTAACTAATCCATTTTCTGGACAAAGGAGGGCCGGTGAGTAAAGTAACATCGTATTTCACAACCAAAATTGTGTGGGTCGAGACGAAAATTGGCGAGCCGAAACACCCCTGCTACCACGGAATGACAATCTATGCCCGGCCAAGTCCAGAAGAACACAACGTCAACATCTGCCTCGATTGCGGGGAGATCGTCCCGCCCGGTTCTTACGATTTGTAAACCGTCCATTTTCTGGACAAACCGCCCTAAACATGTCCGCGCCTTAAGGAATGAATGGACTACCAACAGTACTGCCGGTACTACCAAAAACGATTCCAAGAGGACATACTCTTCGCCTGTAGGTTTTTAGAACTGCGCGGGATGAAGTTTATGGTTCACTACGGGTGGGAAAACGCAATCGATTTGAGTTCAGAAATTATGGTCAAGGAGATTGGAAATGAAAGGTCTCAAGAGAATAATCCGCAACTGGCTCGGCCTCAACGGAGACTATTCTTATCCGCACCGCTTTATTCAGCTTATGTCTTGGCGGGACCAGATAATCGGCGTAGATGGCAACGGTGACCTGTACACACTGACCACGGATTATTCGGGAGAAATGATAACGCAGTTGATGATGAAGAACCCGTTGGAGAGATATGACAATGTTTGATCCAGACAAGGTAATAAGGCATCCGTGGAACGACACTCCCCCAGGATATTGGGTGGGTGCAACTGAGTATGACAAACTCGTCATTCGATTCCAGAAACTGGACGCCGCCGCCCGGTTCGCGCTGGCTGGGTGTGTCGACCTGATAGCAACCGAAGAGGGCCACGCGCTAGAAGATGCTTTGGGACTGGAGAGAAGTTGATGGAAGACCTAGACAGCCTCAAGCATTCACCCTCGGTCCTGAAAGTCTACAGCCTCTACACAAAGCTCAGGAAGGAAGGGAATAAGTGGATGGGGTCATGCCCGTTCCATAAGGACAATGTCTCCTCCTTCGTTGTGTACGAGAAAGACATGCTCAGTCACTGCTTTGCTGGCTGTGGGTCATTCAACGTAATCCAGGTCGTAGAGAAGGCAGACGGTATTTCGTTTCGTGAAGCAGTGGACAAGGTGAAAAACATAGTGGGCGTGGGGCCAAGCAAATACGCAGAACAGGCAGCAGCGGTCGACAGGGTCTTTAAGCCAGCGGTGCAAGATGCCGCAAAGAGCTACAAGGTATTCAGTCTCCAAGAATACGGAGTCTACGAACGCAATCTGGCTAACAGTAAGGAAGCTCAGGCATGGCTGGCGGGCCGGGGGATATCTCTGGAGACTGCTCAGAGGCTGCATACGGGGTTCCGACAGACCTTGAAGATGCGCGACGACGACAAGAACCTTGATATTTCGGATAGGGGGTGGCTGGTTTTTCCCTGTCTCGTGGACAACAAAGTCGTCAGTCTGAAGTACAGGTCAGTTGTGGCGGGGCGCAAGGCGTTCTCCAAACAGGCTGGGATGGCTACCGCACTTTACAACTCGGACACGATAGATCCATTCTCGGACGTGTTGGTATGTGAGGGTGAACTGGATGTAATGGCGCTTGAGCAGGCCGGGTTTCGATCCGTGAGTTTGGCATCGGCAAGCACCTCTCTAGGGCCGACTGAAAAAGATAGGTTGATGTCCGCCAACCGTGTGGTTCTGGCTGGGGATAATGATGATCCAGGCAGGGCGGCTATGACCAAGCTCTGGAACCAATTAGGGGAACGCACATTTCTCGTAGACTGGGGTGATTCAAAAGATGCCAACGAGTTGTATCTAAAGGACAAGAACGGCTTCGTCCAGAAAATGGACAAACTTATCGGGCAAGCTTTGGCCCAGCCGATGAAAGATGTCTACTCCCTTCAGGGTGTGATGTTATCTGGAGGAAAAGGCCCACAGGCCGACCGTCCGGACAGGCTCAGATTCGGATGGAAAGACGTTGATGACATGCTCATTATCGTCCCTGGCGATGTTCTTAGTATCTTCGCAACACAGACAGGCACAGGCAAAACTGCATTTCAGATGAACACGAGTGTATTCAACGCGGTTACGTTCGCTCGTCGTGTTCTTAATTGGCAGTGCGAGCTGGACCCCACGCTGTTTGCGACTATTACAACGGCTCACATACTGAAACGCCACCGCAACCACCTCACGCGGGAAGATTTTATAGAGGCCGCAGAGCAGATGGGCGAGGTGGGCTACTACGTCGGGTACGATCCGATGCTAGAGGCCGAGGCCGCCCTCGACTTGATGGAAGCTGCGATCAAGCGGCTTAACATTGACATTCTTGTAATTGACAATGTGGCGATTATGGTTCGGAGCGCAAGTAACGAAGTGTCTCTTCAAGCAGTAGTAAACAAGCGGCTAAAATCTATCGCTCAGACGCACAAATGCATTGTCATTGCTCTTGGCGCACCAAAGAAGGCGGACAACACCAGGCGGGGCAAGGTGGTTCAGATTCAGGACTTGAAGGGGTCTGGCACGGCATCAGACGATGTGGACGGGCTGCTGGCTTTGCACCGCGAGGTGGTCAAATCTGACGATTCTGGGGTTCCGGCGCGGGACAATTTGGAAGCTAAGACCAAAGTGGTTTTGTTGAAGGCCCGGAACAAAGGCGCGGGGCTTGCTCAGGCGGAGCTGATGTTCGTCGGAGAATTTGCAACGTTCATGTCGTTGGATTACGTACATACAGGAGAACCAGAATGAGTGAATTCAGCATTTGGTCATTAGAAGAAATAAAGGAATCCGCTGCTTCTAAGGGGTGTGAAGTGATCGAGGCGAAGCCAAACCAACTCCAGGTTGATCTGGACAACATCGACAGTATGCAGACGTTCGAAGAGATGAAGCAGCAGTTTGGTTCTCAGCTTGGGATTATCCGTACAGAGGAGTGGCGTAGCAAGAGCGGCAACAGACATAAAGTTCTGACTCTTGATCGGGAGCTACCTGTTGAGGAACGAATTCTGCTGCAACTCGCCTTTGGGTCGGACGCGAAACGTGAAGTCCTGAGCTATATGTATGTCAAAGCGGGAGCCGAGCATCCGGTTGTACTATTCAAACCTGTGCCTAAGACGGTGCACGAATGATAATTTCCGCGCCCGACCTCAAAAGACTTCTGAAATCCGTGTCCGCCAAAGGTGATGTCCTCCTAGATTCGAAGTTGGGCACTATCACTAGTATCAGCCCTGAATTGACGATCTCGGCGCGGACAGCAAATTTTGTCTCAAGGAACCCCTTCGTAATTTTGACCGACGGACGCAAACTTTTCCAAGTCGTAGCCAGAATGAGCGGGGAGATAGCAATCCACCTAGACGATGCGGCGTTGGTCCTGAAATCGGCGCGGGCCACAGTGAAGTTGGAGACAAAGCCAGCAAAGCCGTTTGTGGCCCCTGCAACGAAGGACGCGACTATCCTTCCTCTACCAGAGGTCAAGTCACTACTGGCCTACACATCGGTGTCGGTTTCGAAGAACATAGCGGAGCAGTTTGGGGGTGTGGTCAAGCTGACGGCGAAGGATGGGGTTCTACAGGCCGCAGGGACCGACGGGGCGCGGCTGGCCCTAGCCAAGACTGTTTGTACAGGATACTTTGTCCTCGACCTAACGATTCCCATGTCCGCCGTCCAAGCCTTGGTAAACCTAGAAGGCGACACCGTAGAAGTAGAGTCAACAGACCGCTACCTTCACTTCTACGCAAATAGCGTTGATATTTACGCAAACCGCGTTAGTCGGGAATATCCCAACTACCAATCGTTCATCCCCAAATCTTTCGGGGTGAAGTATCGGGTGGACGCGGACATGTTCAAGAACGCCCTGTTGACGGTCCGGCCCTTAGTGTCAGATCAGGGCGAGCCGGGAATCGCTGTCCATTTTCTCGACAATGTTGTGACGGTAACAGACCTAGCCGGGGCCGCGACCGATCAAGCAGACTATGTCCAACTTGAACCAGATGAGAACTTCGAACCAACCCCGGCAACTATTAAGGTCAACATAGATCACTTACTCAGCTTCTTCGCAAATATCTCTGGGCCGGTAAGTATAAGTTTGAACGGACCCCGCCAACCCATCTGGATCGAAGCCGGTACTAAAAGAATGTTGCTAGCCGTTTTGGCAAGTTAGGTTATTTTTATGCCCCGTAAACCTTGTAAGATCTGTGGCACAGTTCCCACAGACGATGAGTATATCCCCGGCAGAAGACTTTGTGCTTCGTGCCACAAAGCAGTACGCAGAGATCAAAAACGTGCTCTAGCAGAGAAGAACAAAGATAAGGTCCGCTTTTGTTCGAGATGCGGTGTTTCCAGCCTCGAAGTTAAGTTTAGGCTGAGGAGCAACACATGTGCTCCGTGCGACAACGATTATGCAAGGGCGTATCTAGAGAAGAACGGAAGAATCCGGCTCAATCGGGTACGTAAACCGCCGGTAAAAGGAACCCAGGCGCATATTTCTTCTTCTCTTAGAATCCAGCTCCACCACGCGCTTTGGAATAATAGGAAAACGGTAGAGTTTGTTGCGGATTTGGGGTGTTCCATACCCGAATTAAGGGTGTACCTCGAATCCTTGTTCAAACCAGGCATGACTTGGGATAACTACGGTCGCTACGCCGATCAATGGAATATTGACCACCGAACTTCTATGAAGGATTTCGACTTGACCAACCGCCAGCACGTTTTGTTGTGCTGCCATTACATGAATCTTCAACCTCTGTGGGCCAAAGAGAATCAAGCCAAGAATAGGCGGGAACCGCAGTCCTATTTCGATTTGGGCAAGGCGGCCTAGATGACAGAGCTACTAGATATAGGGCAGGGAGAGATAGAGGCTTGGGGATTTGAAGAGAAGTCACAAGCCTCTGTTCTCAAAGAAGAGGTCGAGTCACTTCTGGACGAAATCGGCAGACATGAAAAAACTCTATCTAGGTCGTACGTGCGGCTGGGGCTTCTGACTGATAAGGCTATCCAGGGCCGGTGCTGGATCGGCTGGGGCTACGAGTCCTCCGGGGCGTTCGTAGACTCTATCTGTGCCCGCATAGGCCGCCAGAGATCAGCCGTATATGAGTTCGCGGCGATCTCCCAGAAACTCCTGCCGCAGATATCTCAGGCAGATTTGGAGACGATGGGAATCAGCAAAGCCTCGCTCCTGAAACGCTATGTCCAGCAGTCAGGACGCCGCGTGGAACCGGGACTTCTGGCCTCGGCCCTCGACGACACAGTCACAGTTGCGCAATTAAAAACAATTGTGTATAATTCACTCAAGCAGACAGAAGACATAAAAGGTGTTTGGCGGGACTGGGGGGCGTACTACGAACCCGACCAGTGGGCCGAGATTCAACAAGCGGCAGAAGTCGCGAAGAGAGAGGTTCCAATCGACCCTAATCTTCCAGACCACATGATCCGCCGCGACGTACTGTTGGCATTTGCAAGAGAGTTCCTGGGTACTTACAGTAAATAATCCAGAAAATGGACAGAGGTAACAAGTGAAGCAAGACAACTTTAATTTGTGGATGATGTGGTTGCACGACCTTGGGGGCAGTTTTAAGCCGTACCGCGACGACCCGCCAACCGAACCCAAAACGCCCCGCACCCCCAGACACCGACTCTCCCTACGGCCTCTAGATCCAAAGAAGTACTACAGAAGTGAGGGCGGACAAATCAGGAAGCGATCAAGACTGCTGGCAACTTTACAAGAGGAGGAGTCGACTAATGTTTGATTATTTGACTTCACACGACGGTCCGGTTGTAGGCGGCCTAGAAAAGTACGAAACGGTTTACGCCAAAGATCAACCTGAGTACTTGCCGCTCCGCACGTTGCCCGGAGAACAAGGGAACAGTGCGATTTCCCGCTTTCATCTCACTGAGGCACAGAGAAAGGCTGTCGCGGAAGGTGCAGATATTTACCTTGAGATTCTACATTTCAAGGGGCCACTTGCGCCCAGCCGCCTGATGGTCGTGAGCGAACCCCACGAGTCTGCTACCTACTTCAAAGAGTGGTGGAAGGTACAAACCAAGGGAACATACCCCATAGATGAGGACGCGGGCAGTGGGAGTTAGCAGATCGTATGTAGCGGCGGACGACGCGGGAAACCCCACCAGAATCTTCAAGAACAACAAAGACGCAATAGCTTTCGAACTGGGTGGCGGGAAGATAGCTCTCTGGCCCAAGGGTGAAGCGGTAAAGGCAATCAGAGAACAGATATTTGTCCGCTGCAATAACAAATGCGAAATATGTGGGCGATGGGTAGACAGGACAACAGGCGAGATGCACGAGAAGCACCCCAGAGGCGAACTGCGAAATGGACAGTACGGAGAATACAGCCTCGATAATTCCACGTTTCTATGCAAACCCTGCCACACAACAGGGGATTCAGCCCAGCACGCCAATAGACGTTGGCAAACAGCAAGGATCGACAAATAACATGGACGTACTTAAGTATGAAAAACAAGTCGACCTCGCGGTAAACAAACTCTGCAAAGGGATGACTTACGAGGACAAGCAGGACTTCAAGCAGAACTGCTTCGTTGCCTTGATTGAGGCGTCGGACTACTTGGACAGGATGCTGCGGGAAGGTGAGGATGCAGCCGCCGGAGCCGCGTACACCGTCGTTTACAACACGGTAGTAGAGATGCGAAGACCGAACTCGGCCAGCAACGTCATCGAGAACTCCATGTCCGTAGACGCTCTTAGCTATGAAGAAAAAGGTGACGACTCGTGGATGAAATCTCTGATGCTAATATCCCCAACCGAGCAGGATCTGGAGGGGGCCGTGGAGTCGCTGCCTAAGTTCAAGAAGTACGTAATTCGAAGAATCTACTTCATGGGCATGACTGAAAGAGAAGTAGCAAAGTCAGTCAACAAGTCAAGGCACTGGGTCCGGGTACAGAAGACAGAAGCAGTAGACATGCTTAGAAGGTATTTCGAGAAGAGGTAGACCGTGGAGTATCAAATCTTACAGGGCGATGTAATAGAGAAACTGCGGACATTGCCTGATGAATCCGTGAACTGTGTGGTGACTAGCCCACCCTATTGGGGTTTACGGGACTACGGAACAGCCTCTTGGGTTGGCGGTTCTGCGGAATGCGATCATCTTCTTCCGAGTCGCGTAGATGCGGAAAAAGCAGTCGCGAAGTCAACGCTAGTCGGTTCTAAGGATTCGCAGGGTCATCTTCAGGAAGCAAGCTACAAGAAACTTTGCGGAAAATGCGGGGCGTCTAGGGTAGATAACCAGATTGGTTTGGAAGCCTCGCCTGACGAGTTTATTGCACGTCTGGTCTCGGTTTTTAGCGAAGTACGGCGGGTTCTACGGAACGATGGAACCATTTGGGTCAACATGGGAGATACATATGCGGGAGGCGGAAAAGGTGGTGGTGGGTCTTACGGGAATGAAAGGCGTGGATTTGCTTCTGTTCCGGTCGGGCGGGTGGCTATGCCTGATATCAGTCTTGGGAGTTCCCTTTGCGATGGCGGAAATGTACAACATGGCGATTTGGATGTTGATAGTGTTCCTGCTCGGATGGACTCTGTGCGCGTATGCAAGCCGAAAGACTTAGTCGGAGTTCCTTGGATGTTGGCTTTTGCGCTGAGATCTGCCGGATGGTATTTGAGGCAGGACATAATTTGGGAGAAACCCAACGCAATGCCAGAAAGTGTAACCGACCGATGCACTAAATCCCACGAATACATCTTTCTCTTGTCCAAGTCTAAGACTTACTTTTACGATGCCGACGCGATCCGGGAGCCTTTTACTTATCCCGACAGGACGTACAACTCCGGTACCTCGAAGCACAAGACTGCACATTTGGTAGAACAAGGGAACAGGTCAACAGCGGGTCTACACGACGGCAGGACACAGTACGGCGACCCCACGAAAGGCCGGAACAAACGTAGCGTGTGGACGGTTACAACTTCACCGTACAAAGGTGCCCACTTCGCAACCTTTCCGACTAAGCTAATCGAACCTTGCGTGTTGGCGGGATGCCCGAAGGGTGGCACGGTACTCGATCCTTTCAGCGGCAGCGGCACAACAGGCGTGGTCGCTCTAAGCAACGAACGGAACTACATCGGCATTGAGTTGAACCCGGAGTACGTTGAACTGTCACATACGCGAATCCAAAAGGCAGTCCCGCTATTCATCACCAAGCCTGTCCAGAAAATGGACGAACTAGAAGAGGTCGCCTGCTAATGCCAGTCCAATTCAAACAAACCCTGACTGTAAGAACCACAGAGGGCGATGATGTCCAGATCGTCAACGAAGAGATCAAACAGGTTGTCCGCGTCAAAACCGTAGAAGGTCATTTTGCCTTCATCGACAAGAAGGAGCCTATCATCTCCTCTACCGACGTACAGTTCCAGTGTGATAACCCGGCCTGCCCCGTGCCACAAGTCCTAAGCTGGAACCAGGAACAAACAGCGGCGGACAATGATCTGCTACCTGACGGTTTGTGGCGGACGGCCAAACTGGAACTATTCGACGGAACACAACTGGCGTTCTGCGGGATCAAGTGCTTGGTTACCCATGCTAAGACTCTGACTCCGCTGCGGTCGCCGCGAGAACAACGACTTTCCAGCAAGGTAGTGAGTATTTCAGACGGTACGGGATATAACGGAGGCGGCGATGAGTAGTGAAAGATTGTGCTTCTACATTCTAAACTTCATCTTTGGTTTTCTTCTGGGAGATTTTTGGACTAAGTCAGGTCATTCTCCGGAATACAGCGCGACAGGTTTGGTTGTATCGGTTGTGATTCTGGCCGCTATGTCGGGTCACATTGATGGAGCATTGAGGCGGTCGCGATGACAGGTCTTGACTTCGAGAAAGCTGTCGTCGCTCTGGCTTGCTGGCGGTCGCTCAAAAATGAACAGTACCGAGGGATGAGCTTCGGGGCGATGGCGCTGCGGAATCTATCGGCTATCTCTGGTAAGTCGATGTACGAAGAGTCTGTCCATTTTCTGGACGAATCCAAGGGGTGGCCAGACGCCCGCGAGCCACAGTTCCAGTCCTTATTGTCCGTGCTTGACGGTATCTACTCAGACACGACACCAGATAGAACCGGCGGGGCTACAGACTGGACGGACTCGGACAAGGTATTCGAAGGTGAACGAACGTGTCAGGTGGGCCAGGTTACTTTTTATCGGAGGAAGGTATGAAGATCAACGGAATGGGTGGGTTCTTGATGGGATGTCTTGGTACCTCTTTGGTCGCGGGTGTCCTCGTGCTGGCGGCGTGGCCGAATCCGCACACCCCATATCCGCAGATTCTTCCCAACAAAACAACACTACAAGTCATTGTCCACGGGGAGCGATGGAACATAATGATCGGTCAAAATGATGTCGAGTTGAAATTTATGGATGCGTTGGCGATTACCTCGTGCGAACTCCACCAAATCTGGATTTCATCAGGTCTCGACTATTCCATCCAACAGGAAACCGTGTTCCACGAACTGCTCCACGCACACACCTGCGACGAAACGAATGAGGCTCACAACGACTACTACAACTCCAAAGAATACGGTACACATCCGGCATTCGATAAGATTGCTTCCGTAACAACCACTTTGATTCACGACAACCCAGAACTAGCCAAATACTTTCTAGGAGAAACTAAATGAAGCTAAAACTCGCCGCAGTCCTCACGCTCTCTATCCTCTCGTTTCCCGTCTACGCCCAACTCACCCCGGCCCAGCAGACAGAGTTCCAGAAACACTACGAAGCGCTCCAGAACAAGTACAACGTCAGCTACAACAAGCTCCGCGATTTGACCGAATTTCAGGACTTTCTGAAGACCCAGCAGGAGATCGCAGAGTTCAACAAAGAGGTCCAGGCGGCCAATCAGAAAGCGGCTACCCCGGCCAAACCCGAAACCCCAGTCAAGAAGTAGGTCGCGATGCCCATTTACACATACAAGTGTGAAAACTGCCTGAGAGTGTTTGACCGCCTTGTCCATAAAATGGACAGTCCTCCGCCAATATGCCCAGACTGTCTTGATGGCGACACTGAAAGGCAGATAGAAATACCCAGCAAATTCGTTTGGGGCAGGGGTGGCCCTTGGCATTAGCAATCTTCATCAGTCTCATTCTGCTTTGGATCTGGGCAACTCGTTACATCCACAAAGGTAAATAATGGCAACGGACAAGGAGGTAAACGCCCGGCTGGTTCGGGTCTACAACATCACGTTGGTTGAATACGAAGTGATGCTTCAAGATCAAGACGGTTGTTGTGCCATCTGCTACAAAGAGCCTACAGGCAAGCGTTTGCACGTGGATCACGATCACAAATTCGTTCGCAAGAGGATAACAGCGTCGAAACTCCCGTCCGGAAAATGGACTGCCAGTACCAGCTTACTCGACCCTCCGCACTTCGAAGCAACCGGCCACACAAGATCAGAAGCAAAGAAAGCAGTCAAGAGGTTACTTACCCGTAACGCGAATCGCGGCCTTCTTTGCTGGGCCTGTAACTCAGGTTTGGCCAAGTGGCGGGATAACCCCACCCTCATGGAAGCCGCCGCGCGATACATAACGAAATTCAACCTGAAACTCCAAGGAGCAACAAATGGCAAATAAGTTTATCGGTTTTCTCGAAGCAGTAGGCAAGGACTTTCTCAAGGGACTGGGATTCGCAGTCAAGTATGCGATCCCTGTTGAGAAATTGGTAGCTCTGCTGTTTCCCACTCTCGCCCCCGAAGCTACCGCCGCTGTGGGCGCAACCACCCTGCTCCAGAGTGCAATTCTGTTGGTAGAGCAGAAGTACGCCGCGTCGGGAGTTCAGAACGGAACCGGACAGCAGAAAACGGCGGAAGTTCTTCTCTTGTCCGAACAGGCAGTCACGTCCTTGCTGGCGCAGGCCGGTATTCACGCGGACACATCTTACATCCAGAACCTTATTTCTGCGATTGTGGCTATCATGAACGTTCAGGCCGTACCAACCGGCGCGTAAGATGGCTGGCCACATAACCTCCATCCGCTCCTCCAGTATCCCCCACGCCAGCAAAGACCAGTTCTATTCCTCGCTGGTGTGGGGGGATCTAATCTTCTGTGAAGGCGATTACGCAATATCAAAGGCAATCGGGCAA